ATAGATACCCGGAACCCCTGCCTGCCCTCTTTCTTCTACATCATCAGTCATGATAGCTCCTCTTTCTCTATATGTTCCGCAATCGCATCCTTGTATTCCTGCGGTAACGCATCATACCATTCCATTATGAGCCGCAAACACTCTTGGAGGGCAGGCCGTAGCCACTTGATGATTTCTGCCCATGTTAGCATCGCATCCTTGAATGCTGTACGGCTCGTTGCGATGAGTTCCTCTTCGGACATAGTATTGACTTGTTCTGGTAAAAGGGCAGGCAACCATTCGCTACCCGCTAGTTTGCGGAGACCCGTGCGCATTTCGTCAATATCTTCCTTCTTCATCTGGATCCTCCTTTTTGAATCTGTTCCAGAATTGCCACAGCAACAGCTGCGACATCAATCGCCTCATCCTCAATGTCGCACAAGTCAGAGGGTTTTAGTTTATCCTCCAGAACCGCTTTTGCCAATTCACCAAGCTCCTCCGCTAAAATCGTCACCCAAAATGGGAAAGAATGGGGCCTTTGTTTCCACTTAATGTCCTGCTCTTCTCGTTTATGCTGGATTCGTTTGAAAATCTCATTACGCAACATTACTGTTCTTCCTCCTTGTCTTTGCCAGAGCTCAACGCCTCTCGAAGGTCATTGATGCAACCCACTGGATTCTGTCTCAGCATTTCTCCAGTATATCGAAGGATTCGCCACCCCAACAGAACAGCACGGTTAAGCTTTGCATAATCAGTGCTTTTTGTGTGCCTCCCAACTGCTACGTACCGCCGAAGTTTCTTTGACCACCGGACCATTTGATTTCCACCATCAATTTCTATCGCCAATTTACAATCGACCCATGCGTAGTCAAAGGTCCACATCCGTTCGCAGAATCTATAATTCCTGCGATAGGGAGGAAGATCAGACCCGATCTCTCGGATCCGCGCCGCGAACTCCCGCTCAAGTGCGCTCTGTACATAAGCATCCCTCGCTTTGCTAATCTTCTTCAACATCTATGCCTCCCATTTTAAGACGGGGAAATCGGGGGACTCCCCCGCCTTGAGAACTCCGGTATCGATCCGTGCGCACCTGCCACAAGGAGGGAGGACAGGGTGTAAGGGTTTTGTAGCCCTCGCAGCACTCCACTTGAGTTCTCTGATAATCTCATCTTAACCCTTATATGGCACGAATGCTGGATACCATAGGTGGATACGCGAATGCCGTACTGGGTGTCGCCAGTATTGCCGGCGATCGTAAGCGTTCCCCCCAGGCCCATGAGCCCGTAGCCCTATGTTACCCACCAATCTTCGTCGCGGATGCCAACCAGCCAACCATAGCCGCACCACTAATGCAAACTCCCTGAACTGCAATCTAATGGCGTGTTTCAGATCCTGTATTGTAACACAGAATTCTGCCCAGCGTTCATCATCTTCGTCTACTTCCCGAAGACTAGAAAGCGAGCGCAATCGCTCGATTACCCTGACACTATGGGTTTTTCTGATCATTCTCATTATTCCCCTCCTCAATTATTTTCGCTAACGCACTGGCAAGTTGGTTGGCCTCGTGATTTACAAGATACCACAACTGGTCCCATATTTTTCCAATCGTCATATTGCTACCAATCCCTATCGCCATAGCAATCCCAATCTCATTAACTTCATGCGTTAGTTTGCGCATGAACAGCCGGGACAATCCGCGCGCCTCGATCTCTTCCAATAGACCATGCTTGCCATGCCAGAGGGCAATATCAGTATCAAAACAAGGTATTCTGTTTGATGCTTCCCCCACAGGCGAGCTCCAATAGAGCGCCCGATAAACTTCAGCAGCTGGAATCCTGTCCCCTTTCCCAAGATCGCGCTGGAGTTTGGTGTCATACCAAGGATCTTCACCGGATTCAAAATGAAATTCCAAGCCCTCGGGGTGCCAATTAGGATTTTCTGGTGGTTTCCATCCAGCCCACCCCGCTATCTTCTCATTGTCAGTCATCGTTCTTCCCCCCTCTTAATAGTCCGATAATCCTTGCCCTTCATTTCAATCTCCCTGCAGGTTTCCCACCACCTGGAGAAGGCCCGATCCGAATATTTCAGCTTCAATGCCTCAAGAGTAAGATTTGTCGAAATCCCAAGTGGCAACATGGCATTGTAGCGAGCATTGAAAATGTGTGCTAAGTTCTCAACCGTGAAAGGCATTTCCCTCTCTTCCCCTAAGTCATCAAGCAACAGAATATCAGCCTCACAGCATTCTGTTACAATGACATATGCACCGTGTCCCATGTTCTTCCGCATTGCATCTACAAGACCAAGAATCGGCCAATAAGCCACGCAGTAACTTCGTGTCTCGTCTTTCAATTCTTCGTACAAAGGCGAAGCCTCGGTGATCCGTGGATTCAGCAATACAGTCCGTTTGCTGGCTTCTCTCGCCAATGCTGCAAATAAATGGGTCTTCCCTAGTCCAACAGGCCCATGCAAGATGACGCCCTTTGTGCCCGCTCTGGCTAGATCTTGGCAAGCCTCTCTCGCCTTTGGGTTACCAGGAGGAATCTTGTAGTTCTCAAAGGTAGCTTCTGCAAATCTCTTGCCAATGCCTGCGCCAATGATCATTGCTCCTCCTTCAAAATATCATTCTGATCCCCGGAGCCAATCTGAAACCGAGAATCTGCCAGGACTTCATAAAGCGTCTTGCCTTGAGTACTTAGCATATAGGGCAGAAAGACTTGTTCCATTACCACCATCTCGGTATCCAGAAATGCCATTTGAGCTCTAATCCAATCCTTGACAATTCTCCAAGCCACCCTGAGTGCTTGCTCTTGAGTCACCAGCGAACGAGGGACACGCCTATCGCGTTCAAGCACAGCGAAAACTGGTTGCCAATCAACGGGAAGCTGGAATTGTATGGGCTCATCAGCTGGCCCATGAATGACAAAAGCCAGAGAAACAATATAGCCGTTATCGTCATACTTCATCAAAATTCCCCGCGCTCCGTGCGTTGCAAGCATTGTCTGAATTTCAGAGACAGTCTTATGCGTATTCACTTTTGTGGTGTAGTTTAGCAGTGGCATCATTCCTCCCCTGTGTATTCACTTATAGGGCGCTGATTGATCAGCTGGCCTGTCTTCGCGCTGGTGGGATGTACTGCAGGATCCTCCCACCGCCGATCAGTTAGCCACCCTTGCGCCATCTTGGGAGTGCTGCCTTTCTGTCTGATCGAGGCCCTCAGCACATTATATCTCTTGGCCCCGGCTATAATCTCAGCAAATAACTGATCTGCCATTGGGTTGAGCTTCACCCAAGAATCTGCTGCCGCTGCTTTCCCAGCTCGACTACCAAAAGCATCCAAGAATTTCTCGAAGCGCTCCAAAATCTTGCCCTTGAGGATCTTGCCCTTGGCTGACTTGTATGATTTTGCTGTAGCCTGCGAATCCGTTTTTGGAGAAAGTTCTTCTTCTTTTTCTTCTTCTTTTTCTTCTTTTATCTCTTTACTGTTACTGTTACTGCTACTGCTACTGGGTCCTACGAACCCCCTTCGACCCCTCTTCGATGGTTCCTGAGAAGGTTTCTTGATACCTTTCTTGATACGTCCCTTTGGCTTATCCGCAAAGGGAGCAATCCTATCCCAAAAGCGAGCTTTAAGATCTCTGTTCTTCTGTTCTGCAAGCGGGTTTAGGAGTCCTGCGAACAACCACCCCGGCTTGCCTCCAAGAATGATCTCTAAGTAGTCTCGAAGTTCTGCAAAAATTGTTGAGCGGGGCAATTCTTCACACGATTCTATCCAACCGTTTAGCTGATTTGGATTATCTGGCCGATTGTAAATAAGGTAATTTTTTACAATAATGAGATGGTTATCACGAAGCACTAAAGAGCCCTCCTGGGAGCCCTCCTGTAAACCTTTCTTGAAACCTTCCAAAATGCTTTCTGACGACTCGATCTCGCCGGATTCTCTGAAACACACAGGACAAATCTGATCATTATAATATCCAAGCAATGAATCCATTAACTGCGAGGAGAATACCCCAGCTCCTAGAGGGGTCATTGCTGGATGAGTTAGAAGAGCAAACCATGCTAGTTTCTGCATTACAGAGAAAGATGAAAACTTCTCGTCATTCCATATTCGGGGATCAATCTTACGGTATCTGCTCATGACATCAACTCCTGCACTTTTGGAGTTAGCCAAAGCCTGCGGTTGGTGTAAGAGGAGTCCTGTTGATCTACTTCGCGTATGAGGTACCCAGATTGAACGAGTCGCCCAATCTCTTGGTGTAGCCGGATTTTTTTTACACCCGAACAGATCCTGGCAAGGGCTGCGTTGGTCATGCGGCAGCAGCCATCATCATCAAGATGACGCGCTATCTGTTGGATGATAATCTTCTGGAAACCAGTTATTGTTTCGCTTGTTGGTGAATCTTTCATGCCCAAGCCTCCACAAGGATAGGATGTGATGGGTTTAGAACCGCCTTGCGGCGATCCACCCGTGGGATGGTATCCGGTTCATCCCCCACCAGCAATCAGTATAGCAAGATCGTTTCTGAAAAGCAAATTCATCAGATCTTGCCTCTTATGTTTCTGAAAGCACTATCCCGATTCCAGGATAGTAGATATTCCTTAGCACCGTCTTGCCATAATTGTACTTAACCGCCCCAATTGCAAAGTTCTCGGCGCGATCATTTCTCTCACTGATGAGCCATTCTGCCACTGTCTTCACTTCGCCGTCAACATGGCTTTTCATCTTCATATCCGCAGGAAACTTCTCCAATGCTTCTGTAAGTGTCATCAATCTTCCCCTTCATCCAAACAGATCACAACCCTGAATCGCTTACTTGAACCCCGCAAGAGGATCGGATATAGAGGAATGCCAAAAACCATCACGCGCTCCTTGTTGGGATCAATCCCCCAGAGGCTTTCACCCATTGGAGCCGATTCCTTCATCAGTGCCCGGCCACATTCACAAGTGCAATAGATAGCTGTTGGGGGCATGCCGTAGCGTCGTCTTATTTGCTGCATCTCGTTATAGATATCATCCGCAATGTGTGTCTTTGCCATCTCACACCTCCATCTTCTTAAATGCATCTACCCACACCCATTGCGGCACGTCCCAGCCGTAGCCGCGTTTTGCGTTTATTGAATCCCAAAGAGCAGTGAAAAGCTCTTTTGCTGTAAATTTGTGCCCCATGCTAGATGATCCAGTTATCACTCCCTCTATTAGCGCATCTTCCTCGCTAATTTCCTGTAGCTTCTCAACGCGGATGTCGGTGGTCCTGCAAACTGTCCGCGCCGCTTCTGTCGGCATATGGATCGGGCTCAACTGGTTGCGCTTCCAGCGCCACTTGAGGTGCTTGCCAGTGATGAGACTGATCACAGGGACGTCGAGACACGGGCTGACATCATCACGATAGTAAGCCATCCCATCCATGCCCGCGACTAACGGCTCGGTCATGCAGCGCACATCGCCAGGCTTGCCGTAAGGACATTTTATAGCGTCGGGAAGAATGCACCCATCTTCGTGCTCCCCAAAATATGCCACAATATATTCAGAGTTTCTTCCTATAAATTGGAAGGGAAGCTTGGGCTGCGGGTCTATCACCCGCCGTGTTTGTGTCTTCCGATCATCGCGGATCGCTTGCCTGTTGTCCGCCGTGAACAGCGGCATCCGTCCGACTATCGGGATACCGTGATAGCGGATCGTGTCCTTCATCGCGGCTTCCTGACATCCACAAGGGCCATCGTTAGATCCATGCTTGCGCGTTTTGCTGCACCGGATTCCCTGCAGCCATATTGAGCATATTTGTCATCCTTCTCCCGCTCAAGATAAGCCTGTCCTTTTGAGAGAAACCGCTTGGCTTCTTTCATGGCTGTAATTAATGCAAGCTTGTTCATTTCCTCTTCCTCCTTTTCTTATTCAGGATGCTTGTTCGTCAACAAAGGCAGCGAGCCTTTCGAGAAACTGAAGGGTAAATGATTTTCCTACCCTTTCAGGATCCTCCTTGCAGCGTTCTTTCATGCCTTTACGAGAAACAAAATCATTCTCTTTGTCACCCATATCCCTGGCCCATTTGGTGAATACACCGTCAAGCTCTTGTGTGCTTACTACAATTTCTTTAATTTTCATTATCAGTCTCCGTATCCGTAGCTGCTTGCATTACGTCCATCGCAAGATTGATAAAGCGGAAGGCCTGCGAACGCCGCAGGCCCTCCTCCTGAAGGGAGTACGACCTTGAAACGTACCCCTTGTATGCTAATAGATGTTGCATCCTGGATCTGGCCCGGTTGGGATTGTCCATGACTTGGTTGTCTCGCCGCCGTCTTGGTCTTGCCAGGTCTCTGTGATCGTGGTTTCGGTTGCCGGCTGGCGCACTTTAGACCAGTCGATCGAGCAGTTAGTGCCATTGCCGGGGTAGCCGCTTTCGCCATAGCCCGGCGGAGAGAAGGGCAGGCCTGTGCCATACACAATTTCGTCAGGCTTTTTCTTCCAGTATTCTTTCCATCCACTACCGCTCAAGCCAGGCTCGTGGTTTTTGTGTGCCTGGTCAGGATCGGCCTCAATCTTCTTTTTGCACTGATACACCGCCCCGCCCCAGTTCACCACAGCATCCACTGCGTATGCTCGTCCTTTGTGCCACAAGGGGTGGATATTGAATGCAGTATCGACTGGACCTGTCCACGTAGAATGGAACACGAACGCATTCTCGATTAGCCGATGGTTACGGTCGAAGGCATGGTAGATCCCAGGCCCCGCATAAGGCGGGCAAAAAACTGTGTCCTCCTCGCCCTTGCGTGCAACCTGGACATGCACATCAACCAGCGTTACTGGGCCGCCCTCTGGGTCATAGACATCGGGATTGTCGCAGATATACCGATGGCGTGGATGCAGGTACCAGAGATCGTCGAGGCCATTGAGCCGCAGCCTGCCGACGACTGGCGGCTTGTTGTCGAGGGCGATGTAGAACTGCGCTCTTTGCGTTGCATATCCAGGACGTTCCCAAACTACTTCTCCTTCGCAGGGTAGACTGTAGAGGGTCAACGGCTTGATATTGGAGCCTTGAGTGTACGTATGGCCCCCCACAGTGATTGTATATTGCCCCTCAGTGACGCCGCTGGCGGTAATGGTAACATCCAGCGGGGGATACCCACTCGGTGGATTTACAACCACTGTCAGTTGATTGCCAGGCCCTGGAGTTACCCCTCCTCCAAGACCAAGATCGACCAGGCATCCACTGAAGGATGCCAAGATGAGTAACAAACCTAACCCGAAGAGGACTATCTTAACATTGTGCTTGTTCATCAGATGCTTTTTCATTTTCATAACCCCCCTGACATAGTTTGGACAACTGCCCCGCCCCGCTTTCACAGGACGGGGGTAGTAAGGAGGTAGAACACCCCGCGAGAATCACAGGGCGTCTACTCAGTGCTTATAGATCCCAGTGAACATCAATCCCGAAGAACAAGATGGGTTTCCACCGTTGTCCACCTGCGTAGCCAAGATTGAGTCCCCCCCAAATCTCAACTGGATCGAGTGCGCCGACAATCTTAGCTTCAATGCTGGATGCATTCGTTACCTTGAGATTGTGCGGATAGTTCTCTGGATTAACCACTATGAGTGAAGCAAACTCGCCCCTCACAGCACCAAAATCAATATCCAGATCAAGAGCCACATTCCAAGTATTCTCCGGGTTTAGCTCTGCGAGAATGTTATCGAATCCAAAGGAGAAATCCCCACCGAACGAAGGCCCGGTGAAAACATCACCAACAGTTGTCTCCCAGTCAACGCCCAGCGTTAGGGCGGGTGCAAGTGGTTCAACCATGGTCCCTCTGTTTTCGAGAATGAAGTATGGCCCTGCGGCAAACGCCAGGGCCGCGATTGCGGTCAATATTACAAGAGCTAAAGCTAGTATTCGTTTCTTCATGTCAAACCTCCGTTAGTTATTTGACGTACTTATTTGCGCTCTTTCGTTACCGCAAACAACGATTGTGCAGTAGAAAGAACAATCGCCCAAGCAGATGCAACCGCTGCTAGGCCCTGCCCAGGAGTAGCTGCAGAGAACTCCAACCCTGCGAATCCCCCCGTCACCATGTTGTACCCCAGAGCTGTAAGCAGCGCTAGTACGATTATGCCCCAGGCCGCCGATTGATCTGAAAGATGTAGCGTGTGCTTAATGGCACTGAATAACCATCTATAGATCGCTCCCACCAATACCGAAAGTCCAATATCCATGATTTTCACCTCCGCAAATCCGTATCGTCGTTACTTCTCCGTATCTTTCATATATGGTGCAGTATAGCGACCTCACCCCCCGTTGTCAAGTCTTTGTCCAATAGCGTTGAGAATCGTGCCCTTGTTGGCGTTACACTGCGCCGCAATCCGCTGAGAGCATCCTGTCAATGATTTGTCTATGGCTGGGCGTAGACCCAACAATGCTTCCGTCTGTCGCGCCTCACTTGCTGCAAGCTGTGCCATTGTGGTGCTTAGGATAACGAGCTTTTCTGTGTGTCCCTCAAGCACTCTATCTGAGTCTGAGGTCCGCATTTCGACCTTGGTCAGAATAGTATTCAGGTTCCCAATACTGCTATCGAGCTTGCCAAGGGTTCCATTTAGCGGATTCGTTCTTCGACTGATAAGGGACTTGATCAATTCTACCAGACTCGTTATCACAACCATCAAAGCGGCAATGATCAACAGAAATATTTTCATACTCATCCCGCCACTCTCTACTGCTGCTTGTACAACTTGCTCAACCATTGACCCATCCTTCTGCTCTTTCGGTTCGCCCACTCATCGTGGCTCAATCTTCACTTGCTTTTAAGCATACTTTTTTTATATTTCCACGTTGGCAAGATCTCCTTCTTTTTATATTGTGATTTAACAGAAGGGGCTTGGTCTTTATCTCCAATCATGTTGCTTACTTTGTTGATTGCTCGTAAACGGGATTGATCGTTCCATTTCTTCCAATGTCTATATCTATTTTTGCCTTTATATCGACGGACTGCGCATAATTTGTACAACCATCCGCTAAGAGAGAACCCTCCCTTGTATGAATTACATCGCGGGCATGAGAGACAAAGATTTTCAACTTTATCTTCTCCACCTTTGCAGCGCGGATGGATGTGATCAATATGCGAACCATAGAACCTAATTTTCCGATTACAGTAGAAGCAATACCCTTTCTGGCGATCGTACAAATTTCGTTTGATCTTGCGGTAATCTGGAATTAGAAGTTTGCGCTTAATGCGAGCAGTTGCTCTCTTCTTTTTTGTTCTTGAGCTCGGCCAAGGGATACAAGCCTTTTCATAATGCTGAATAAAATTCACGGATAAAGTGAATTTAGATTCCAATTGCGAAACTCTCGCTGGCATAGTTTTGGTATCCGGCATTCGTTGGCCAGTGGTCGCTTTTTCGCGGATGCGCCAAGAACCTTTCTGATCTGTCATATTGATTCCCTGTTCCTTTGCCCTTATCTTCTTCTGTAGCTTTCCGTCTCGCTGCAATCTTCAAGCAGCAAGATCCTTCCATGCGTCGCCAATATTGATCTGTGCTGCCGTTACGGTTTTCCATTCGTTTCCAACATTGATCATCATTAACTCCACCTCTTTTAACTCATCTCCAACATTGATTTTGGGATAATTCGGGGCAGTGGCGGACTCCACGTAATCTATATCCAGATATGGCTTGTTGGCTCCATTCGCTGTTTGGAACTTCAGATGCTCACCATAGCTTGATCCGAATTCCCCGGTATCGTATAACATAATACAAAGCTTTGTCAGCCCGGTTTTGTTTATTCTGTTTGTTGGGATAGATACTGATATATATGCATTGACCGCCCCGGGAGCACCGTGCCCTTCCATAGTTGCCGAGGATACTGTCGCAAATACATAGTAATGATTCTTATCAAAATCCCCAGCCTCAAGAGCTGGGCTGCCTCCTGATTCAGTGGGATATGTTCCCGCGCCGTCCTGACCCACCTTGAACCCCTGACCGTGTGAAACATAGCCGGAACCCGTATAAGTTGTGTATGAGGAATAAGTAACATATAGCTTCAGTGTTGCGCTAGTGATAGTCTTTCCGGTCAGAGAGCTGGTATCAAAATAAAGGAAACCACGGACAAGGTGGCATTCCCAGCAATTGCTTGCATCATCACAACTGGAATACAAATCAATTTCTGTCTCATTTGTTAATAAAATCGCCCGGTTGGGATAGGAATAGTTACCTCCATAAAGCCCGCAATCGGAGTGCTCTATCTCCGCTACCTGGTCATCTGTGCATCGATAATCACCAGCCCCACAACTTGTGAGAGGGGGCTTTGTCCAAATTCCATAGGTGTACAACGACCCATCGCCCGTATCTCCGTCAATTGTGGTATTGGTTTCGATCCCTGTCCTGATCACGACAATGCCGCCGTAAACAATATGTCCTCCATCATCCGTTGTCTGTGCATAGGCACGGCACAGGTAAATCGAACTCTCATCTAAACTGGCTATGTCAGAACTGAATGCACCCTCCGATCCAGCGCCTTCTTGCGTGTATCCTTCAGCCGTCGTGGGGTTGGCGGGCGTTCCAGGATCGCCTCCTTTTTTGTAAACCACCCCGCGTTGCGTAATGGAATAGCCTTCATCCTCCACAACCGTGCCGTGGCATGTTGCGGTGGTATCAGTCACAGCTGTTGCATCCTGGGTTGTAACCGTGAACTCCGCCGCAGGCGCTGATGTCGTGAACTGCACTGCATCCCCATAACTCGTTCCACTGCCGTTTGTTGCGTAAGCCCGATAGTAATAGGAAGTGGAAGCAGAAAGTCCGGTAATGGCTGCAGTGAAGGTGCCACCAGCCAAGTCAGACCCAGTGCTCTTATGGTCTGCACTAGCTATGTCAACAGGATCGCTGCCGTCATCATTCCAAATGACACCGTACTCAGTGATCGCAGAATCGCCTGTGGTGTTGATCGTCCCATTTCCAGTTGCATAAGATGAGCCGAGGCCAGAGGCAGCATCGGTAGTGACAGTTGGTTTTGTACCATAGGTAATGACAAGTTTTGGGCGATAACCCCCGCCTTTTTCTGAAGAATAGAAATCAGCGAGCATGTAGAGATTAGGCACAGTGGGTGTGATATCAAGTGAAGTCCGCACGCAGAACTTCGATGTGCCCTCCTTGTTAATCCAGTTTGCTAAACCTGCCGCAGTGAAGGTCATGGCTGCGTAACCAGACTGTCCAGTTGCAACTGAAGCCGGATTCGCTCCACCACCAGCATATAAGGTCCGATCGAAATCCGCCAGAGCGAGGGACGCGCCCGGATGGTCGGGCTGGCCGCTAAGGAGATAGATATCAAAGCCCCCAGTGATGATTCTCAGCAGCCCATTAAGATACAAAGAGACGGAGGCGGAGAGGATAGTAGCATTTGCTGGGATGGAGGATGTATCAAAGTACAGGTATCCTCGATAGAAGCGATACCTATCCCCAGGATTGGGAGGGTTTATGTATGCTAATCCAACGCGCAGCGTGTCTCCTGCGATGTCTTTTGAATACGCACTAGCCGCATCCCTCGCATTGGAGAAGTGATCAGCGGTTCTGGCATACATATGTCCGTCGCCTGAACTTGCGTAGATCGTTACTGATGTTGACATAATAGACCCCTCAAGCGGAGTATTTTACCCACAAAGTACCAATAGGAGTGCTGCTCGCGGCAGGGGGCGATCCTGTTCCATAAACAATTCCCACTGCACGGGCGCTTGTTGGTGTGGAATGGTCACCAACCTCAATGTAACCATCTACATTCAGATTGGTATCGACATCCAAAGAACCAGTCAGTTTCTGATTGCCTGTTACATGCAAGGCTTCTGAAGGATCGTCGATTGCCGTTGATCCGACAACCAGTTTGTTATCAACAGTGACTTGGTTATGCGCGAAGTAAGGATTGGTCGCGTGCGTAAGCCCTGTTGTGGTAGGGATGTAGGCGATAAGCGTAGGGGTTGCATCGAACAACGTAATATCTTCACTATGGAAATCAATCCGTACATTATTGGATGAGTCTAGTGCTCCTAAGTGTGCCACAGTATCATTGATTGAAATTCTCTCGTTCCCGGCAGCAGCAGACGCATAAGTAGCTGTTACCAATAACGTCGCTGGCGAAGGGCTCCATTGAAGGTTTCCGGTTACTCCACCAAGATAGAAAGAGCCATCCTTCTGTACAGAGAAAGGGGCATTGGCATACGTTGCGTTCCCTATTACCAATCTGTAGTTATCATCTCCAGCATCGATAGCTATTATGTCGTTTCCTGTGCCCGCGACGATTTTTGCATTCATTGCATCAAGTGTAAGAATCGCTTGTGAGCCACCGAGAAGCAGGATTCCATTTGCAAGATCAAACTGCGAACCTTCGGCCACTGCCCAGTTAGCTGATTCAAGAACGCCCGCTCTTATGTAATCTGCGATGACCATTGGGGCATAGACCATCAGACGCCAAACCCCGCCATCATTGTAACCTATGATGACATCTTCTTGCTCAAGTGATGGGGCAACATCCGTAACCTGGAATGTCGTTGTTGATAAGCTGTAATCCCACCAAATGTACTTCTTATCAGTGTTACCGTCCGCGATTGTGTATTTGTTGTTCTTCCAGTAAAGAATTACATTTGACCAAGCGACGGAATTGGTGTCTGGGGAATCTTCTGTCCAAATTGCATCTCCGCCAAGTCGGTGCGCCCACAGACCTGCGTCTTCTGGCTCTGTAGATGCAGCTTCATTCGCTGCCCCCGATTTTTCATTAGACAAAGCCGACCAGTTATCGTGTGAATCTTGAACACGCACAGCAACATAGTGCGTGTCTACGTCACCCGGCCCCCATTGAAGCGTCTCTCCAGGCGGGAAATCAACATAGTCATCGTAGATGTCTACTCCAGCGTCCGTGCTGTGATGCATACGGATCTTCACAATCTCTGATTGAGCCAGAGCGTTCCCATCTGTGTCTGTAGTAGGGAGGCTGATGTTGAGTACCAGAATGCCCGCTGTCTCTACTGGCGCTACCACAGAATCGATCACAGGGGCACTTGCGAGGGTAGTCTTCTCTGGCACTTCTCCGAAAGTCGGTGTTGAGAAGCCAGAATGATGAGTAACAATCCCTACACATTCACCAAGTGGTAATCCTTGTGTTGCTATTGCTACAGGCATATTGCCTCCTTATTCTTCATTCTACTGCTTCTACACCCAAGATTTCTTCATAGATCGCCATCCGCTCGCGCAACTTTGCCACAGTCTTTTCGTTCGATACAGGGCCGCGCTCTTTCAGCGCTTTCTTTGCCGCCTTGCGTTTCTCGGATTTTCCTTTCGCTTCGACAAGCTTTATTACCTTCACAATGCCTCCTTTGCGGCTGCTCCATCTTGAATAAGCTTTGTAGCCACATCATTCCATTTCTCAAATTCAGGTGGCGGAGGCGTCCCAGTTGCATTAAGAAGTACACCCAATGTCAATCTAGCTATACCAAGCTGCTCTTCTTGCCCCGCAAGGGCATTCATTGCTATATTAATAGATCTGCCTGTTTCTTGATCAATAATAGCTTCCTTCTCTAATGCCGTCAACGTCTGTTTATCATGCTTGGTCTCCCAGAGCGTCTTGGCTACAAGCAGCAATCGCGCTTCCTGAGTGAATAGGAAGGCCGCTACGCTGTCACGCGATCCCTCGTAGGGCACCACAAACCGAATCTCGTCGTACTCCCACTCTTGACGCGCGCCGTTGTCATCCTCTATCGTAATTTGCCTTACGTTCCAGTGAGCCGAGATATGCAACTGTAACCCTTCGTCTGTTGCTTCAAGCTTCCAGAGCCGTAATGTCTCTGGCTGTACGGTTGATCGTGTCATACTCCCAGCCTCCTTGCACACTTCCTGAGAGGGTTGCGGAAACCCAAAATAGCGGAAGCGTCATCCATAATTGCCATGATCTCTTGATCGTCAAATAAGTATTTTCGTGTTAAGTTGTAGCCGTTACAGTGTTTGATCCAGCCAGCGCGAGCCATGATTGCGCTAACCACGTGCTCCGGGGGCAGCTCAGGCCAATGCTGTTTGATTGTCGCAAGCTTGGTCTTGAACGATCGCACGGATCTCTTCCGTAGGAGCGTATACTTTCGAAAGGTGCGGTATCCAAGAAAATCAATTCCACGTGCATCTACGGGATAGATCTGAGTCTTCGGGTTCAGGGAAAGATATAGGTTCGTCTTGAAATAGGCAGCGATTGCTTTGTGTATTGCATTCAAGCGTCGCTTACTTCCGTCCAGAATCACGCCGTCGTCTGCGTAACGGATGTAGTATCGTGCCTTCAACGTCTCTTTGAGCCAGTGGTCGAACTCGTTCAAGTAGATGTTTGCAAAGTATTGCGAGAGGTAATTTCCGATCGGAATCCCCTTCCCGCTCTCAGGGCTCCTAACGATGTTCTCAAGCAGCCATAGAGTATCAGAACACTTGATCTTTCGCTCGATGAGTCCCATGAGAATGTCTTGATTGACCGAAGGATAGAACTTGCTTATGTCGAACTGCAAACAGTACCGCGTCGCTCTCTCGTTCTTGAGAAATCCTCTCAAACGATTAAGTCCTGCATGAATGCCGCGACCAGGAATTGCAGAGTAAACGTCTGTGATAAACACTCTGTCCCATAATGGGCCGATCACTTGCATCACGGCATGCTGGACGATGCGGTCAGGGAAATAAGGGAGCTTAGAGATCTCCCTCTCCTTTGGCTCGTGGATCAAAAATCGCTCATAGGGCGCTGTAGTGAACTGCTTCGACACTAAGAGCTTCTGGATCTTCAGCAGGTGCGGCCTTGGGGCCTTATCTACCGCTTGAACCTCAGCGACGCCCGTCTTGCCGCGTCGCGCTCTTAGGTGTGCCGACAGTAGATTGTCGTAAGCCAGTATCTTTCTGTACAAGTCGCCGTATCGTTTCATAGTAAATGCGGGGAGTCCATTAAGACAAGACGTTCCCTTCGGGGTACTAGCCTCACCTTGCTTTTAGTTGTGTGTTTCACCGCTACGGTGAGGATAAAGTCGCTGTTCATAGAATGTCCTCCCCGCGTAACACCCTGAGCTCCAGCCGGCACCCAATATTACGATTCGAATTGGACGCGACATTGTTCGAATTCAGGTAACTGAGACCAGCATTCGAAGCGTTATTCCAGTTGCCGCTTGCCAGCATTCGCGTCTTTACCCTTTTGTTCATCAGTTTATTCCATCCTTCAGAGTTGCTTCTCTCGCCACACTCGCATCTGCTTTCATTAGCCTATGAACTCCAGCCGGCACCCAACATCACGAGACGAACCGGACGCGACAAAGCCCGAATACAGGCAACTGAGACCAGCATGCGAAGCGCAACTCCAGTTGCCGCCCGCCAGCAGTATGTTTACTTCGCCAGCATCGTGGGCGTAGAAATAGTCGGGAATATACGTGCTATCAGAGCCAGCTACGGCTGACGCGATCAGCAGATACTTGAGCGCGGCCTCGTACACAATATTACTGAGGTAGCCGTCCGTTGTTATCGGCGTCGCTGTGCTTGCGTCGTAGTCGCCACTACCCCACACAGATGGACCTGAGTTAGTCCAGCCGCCGGTTGCTTTCAGGATGTGGTAGGCCGCGTCCACGGCCTCGTAGCCGTCAATGAATTTCCACGCGTTTCCCCAATGATTCTCGATCCAGCGATAGGCGATCGGGACTAGACCGTCTGTGCCTGTGCCTGTGCCAGTGCCGTTGTCGCCCAGGTTGCTGTTGATTGACGAGGCGGCTGTAAGTTCACCCGCAAAGCCTGTACCGCTTGCTTTGTCTACAATGCCGCGCCCGATGCCAGTTTGCGAGTCCATGTTGCCATATTCGATCATGTAGAGCATCTGAATAGCAGCCATTGTCCAGATATTTTCAATACCCCAATGTGAGCCGATATTCTCTGCGTAAGTGCGAGCCTGGTCTATCGTCAAGGAATCGCTTGGGAGGTCTGGATACGGTTCCCCTGTCGTGCCGGTCACTGGCTGTTTGCCTGAGCGTGAATGCAGCTTGAAGGTGCCACTATCGTCGTATCCATCTGCTTCATAAGCAGCTACGTAGATATAATCAGCAGGAGCCGAAGCCGTACGCTGATTGAAAACAGGATGCACTTCAAAGCCGCTTGCGGCGTAGTTGGCTATCCACCAGCGATATTTATTGGCTGAGGTCTCTTCCGACTTGACCCAGAACTTCGGTATCTGGACCATAACACGCCCGTTCGTGCCGTCTTCCTTGTAGCCCGCGTCGCCGTATACGTTATTTATTGATCCATCCGCCGCCATGTTCACGCGACGCATTCCAGCCCACGGCAGGAAATGATCGAACGACGCCCTGGCAAGTCCGCCCCATTCAACGCCGTCAGCATCTATGCGTGTCCATGTATCGGTGCCCTGATTCCATTCAACGCCAACAATCAGATCTACCTGTTGTCCGATGTCGTTAGTAGTGGCCTCTCCATTGCTATTATAGACGCGAACGCCTGGCATCTTGGCGTATCCCTTCATTGTCCCATCTGCTGCGAACAGTCGCGTGCCCATTATGAGACCTCCACGCCATAGACGGTGTAAGTCAATGAGGTAGCTGCTGATCCCTCAGCTTGTAATGTGTCCCCGGTCTCCATCGTAAAGGGGCCATCCATCTCCAACCAACCACCAGCCTCAATCGTAATCGAAGGAAGAATCGCGTTCGTGTCTGCGTGCCCATCGTGCCACACCTCAACGGTTCTATTTGAGATTGATGTGTTCACGATCACTATCAGCTTTACGATAGCTTCGGTGCTCGCCGGTACCGTGTACATCGCATCTTGAGTACCAGATCCAGTCAGCACCCCTTGGCCTAGTTTCTTGTATGCGTTTGCCATATTATCCTCCTAAAAAGAATGCGAATGCTTCGGCAGATGCGCTATCTCCGCCGATCCCAGCCGCCCATGAAAGAACGCTGCTCCCATCCGACACAAGATATTGCGTTCCTGTTGAATCCGCTATAGGCAGGGTCCATATTACATTGCCGGCGAGCGCGTCCGACGCCTTGAAACCAACATAATTGGTGCCCCCGCCCGCAAGCTCAAGGAATCGGATTTCGCCCGTTTGCCCTGCGCCTGTATTGAATGGACTGATTTGAATAGCGTTTTGTGTGTTCAATCCTGTCAATCCAGTGATATCAGTGTTGATACCATTTGCCGCAGCCCCGAGTGTAGCCAGAGCTGTTGCCGCACTCACGTCATCAAGAAGAGTTTGAGCAAAGGCAGTGCAATCAATCATTCCCACAGTCCCTGCACCCGTGCCAATGATCATCTTATCATCGGCAAATGTGAGCCCAGCAAGTGCAGCAAGCTCGTCATCATAGGCTTGAACATTCGTGCCGATAACAAGACCAAGTGTAACTCTTTGCGCAGTTGCATTTGTATCATCAAGCAAGTCTCGTCCTGCGGCTGTGCAAGCAATTTCCTCTACCGTTCCAGCTCCAGCAGTTGATCTCCCCAGCAATTTGTCTGTCGCACTCACATCCTGCATTTTGTCGTAGGTGACAACATCACTATCAATCGTCCAGGTTGCGCCTGAAACGGAGACAGTAATATCGCCCTTATCGCCGTCGCTTATCCCTGAGCCTAGTTGGATATCCATCCCAGCATCATCAGTAAACCATAATGTGTTTGGTGTGCCAGCCTTTACCCATATCTGTCCTTTATCAGCTACATCTGCTTCAGCCGCTGCTTGTTCTGTCAGGAAAATAACCCCAAGATTCGTAAGATCCTGTCCATTCAAATCGAATGCTGCAGTTGCCTGTCCTGAGAGAATTGTCATGACTTCAGTAGGGGTCTTCGTTTCTGGGGTATTATCTGCCGTCGCATATAAGAATGTTGTTGCATCGAAATCAGCTTCCATGACTTGCCCTGTGTCTACTGCCCCGATCATGGAATGATTTTCATACATCTCATTCATGACCGTGAAGTCAAGACCGCTCTTAGAAAAGACGATATCGAGTTCATAATCGCAGCTTGCCAAGGTTTCTACATCAACGAAGAAGGCCCATACACCCTGTGCGTTTGTGTCAAATGGATTTGTCTTTGCCTCCGTTCCTGCTTTGTTGGCTTTTAATGTAACCTTTGTAGTTGTTCCTGCTTTGTAGACGGTAACGGCAACGCCACCAACCTGGCCTTCAGAATCAGTTACAATTCTACCTGTTCGCCTTCTCCAATCAGCCATTTCTGCCTCCTATGTACCGGTGACGATTGGCACGGCTGCCACTTCGATCATATACTCATTACCTTCCGGGAGCCCTGGCAGCTGAATGAATTGCTGATTGCCAATGGTTACCTCATGCCATTCTCCCGCTGCCCAGTATATCTCATATCCTTCGCTAATTCCTGGCGCAATTGTCAATGCCTTCAAGAATGTGAGTTGATTCGCTGTGTTGGTGAGGATCCTTTTTAGGTTGTCTGTTCCAAGTCGTGAGACAATTGTACAGACACCATCATTCCAATACTCGCCGTCTACGGTCGGTCCTGATTTTCCTGTCAAGTAGCAATAGCCACCATTGCGGAATTCATCTGGTGTCCAAGCCTTGTAACAATCCGTGAGTGTTGTTGTGGAGCCTGTTGTTACTGTTCCTGAATCCCGCGGACTGAGTAATCTGTAGCGTAGCACATGCGTGCGTGTTCGCCCATCCTTTGCCCCGAACCACGACACATCAATAATCGGTGCTGGGGATCCCGCTACGTCTTTTCCCCATACGCTCTTCGCAATTATGTTCGTTGGCACTTTGGGTAACGGACCATGTAGAAGTTCAAGATATCGATCTTGTTTCCACTGATTGTCTGTCCGGGCTCGATCGAACCAATATCCGTAATTCCCTATTCTTCGTGCGAGGGTTCCTGCAATAACCGTATTACCAATTTCATCACCCTCTCCAAGCTTGAGCGTAATTGATGTGATCCCGATATCCATGGTCTTCGACGGACTTACAATGCGGACAATATCACCACCCTCAATATCAAGAGCCAACCAAGGAATAACTGCTGAGACTGCTATAGGAGGAACACCGACATCTGCTGCAGCAGCATTTGCTTCTCGCTGTGCTTCTGAGGGAGTGTCAATCCATGACAGATCATTCTCAACAATACGCATCCGCTTATGAAGACGCACTTCACCGGCCCCCGGAATCCCATAAAGTGCCAATGATTCAAGCTTCTCTGCATCCACATAGTGCGGGGATCCATCTTCATCACTATAGAAGACTACTCGAACAAACGTGCGCACATTTGCTTCAGAGCGATTCGATCGTACGACACTGATGTTGCCTTCCAGGTCAATATCAGGGGTTGTGTTGTCTCGATCAGGATCAACAACAGTTGGCACAAAATCCCCTTGCGTCGTGTTGTACTTTTCCATCAGCATGAAGCCAATTGCGCTGATTGGTCTTTGGATGGCATCACCAATTGAAATGTCTCCAATTTCGTAACGCGAACAGAAGAATGTCAGAGTATCTTGCCCGGTTGGGGAGGGAGCAATCACAATATCCGCGCTGTGGCCATAGTCAAGAAGGATTTGGTTAAGCACATTGTTCGTTCCTGAAAACACGGTCCAGTACGTGGCATTGGGTGGCTCGTTATTTGTGCTGTTGAGAATGCATTGATAGGCTATCCCATCCAATGTCACTATATCGCCCACCACAAAGGCCGTAGTAGAATTCCAGATTCCCGACACATAACAGTCTGTATAGACACGACCCTCATCAATTTTGTCGATGTAGTGAGCGAAGTATTTTTGCATCACGCCAACAGCACGCACAACAATATAATCATTGCCCTCAATCCCCTCTTCAGGCTCAATTGAATCCGGCCCCAGCCGTCCACTGAAGACCATTGCATTTGCCCCTGCAACTGGATTGTCTCCAACACCATCATATTTGCCAATCCAAATCTGTATCTTGTGGTAACAGCCGAGCAAAGGAACTCCGGCAGGATTGAAGATGGATGTGTCTTCAGGATCAAGGCTTTCACTTGCCGATCTGTATTCCGGTGTATTGAGAATAGTAATTGTTGCTGTCCATTTCCCTCCACTTTGAGCGTATGTCCATTGTAATGACTTTACACGAGACTTCCCTGGGAAGGCGGACCCGGTAGGATTCACAAGATCAATCCAATCTGTACCGTCGTGGATCTTTATCTGGCGGCCACTCACTTTCGATAAGATATGAGCATTTTCTATATCATTGCGGGCCATTGTCTACATCCTTATTGGCGCGAATCCCACGCCAGCGTCATTTACATTCTTGCTTGTGAGTTCCTTGAGCATGATGGTCGTCAGTCGCTGTTGTGACAGATTGATATTGATCGTTGCTCCATGGCCACCCGCTCCCGCCGCTGCATATTGTGCTGATGGACTGAAAGGATTGATCCCCCCCAATCCTGCTGCCGAGACCATTGGTTGTGTCGAAAGCAATCCTGCTAGTCTATCAAGGGGCAGCACTACTTCAGGCCCTTGTTCCCCGATAAGAGAAAGCGTTGGGTCCATTGCAATTCCGCCTTTTCCCATAGCCTCAAAGTACGGAAGCTCATCAATATGCACTCCTAGCCATCCAAGAGCCCAATTTATTGCTGCGATGAATGCATTCCCGGCACCGATAAACAAATTCATGATACCGCCGAGCACATTAACAAAGAATGTGAATACACCGCCGACTGTTTCAAGAATTGATCTAAAACTATTAACAGCCGCATTAATGAATTCTAAGCCCGTATTTATCGCACCAATCAGCCATTCCCAGTTTGACGTTTCTCCTTCAAGATCTTCTCCCAGCAGCCACGCCTTAATGTTGCCCAGAACAGTACCAAGATTCGTGACAATATCATTGAGAACGCCTTGTAGCCTCTCAAGAAGATTGTCCTTGATATCATCCCAGTTTTCGTTTACCCATGCACCGAACTCCTCGAACATGTCCAATACTGTGTCCACGAATGGCTGTATAGCCCCCCACACGTCTGTAGATAGCCACTCCCACCCTTCGGTAGAGAAGAAACCAATGATGGCATCTAACCACCCATAGATTCGATCCAGCCACTCTCCTACCTGCGGAGCCATGTCCTCTTTCCAGAAAGGATCGACCATATCTGTCCAAAAGGTTCCGAATCCTTCCGCAAAGGCTTTTAGATCATCGACGAACACATCCTCAATCCATTTAGAAAGCTGATCCAGCGTCCATCCGAAAGTGTCAAGGACGGGCAAAATTCCCTCTATTATGGACGGGAAGATGGCTTCGTATGCTGCTTGTACAGTATCTCGAAAATTAGCAATTGGCTGAATGGCAAGAATGATTTCATCACGGAATGGTTCCATTGCCTCTTGCCACCACGTTAGCACCTCGGATGGTTCTTCTTCTTCGGGGGTTGCCGTGCTCCAATCGAATTGGACTGCTTCTCCGGGTGTAGCTGCTCCAAATCGAGTTCGGTTTATCGGCCATCCAATAGGTACATTGAGGTTCGATAGAAGTTTCTGCCGTGCTTCCACCTCTTTTTTGATAGTTTCTTCCTGAATGATGAATAAATCAGTAATTGAAGTCAATATGTCTGCCAATGGCCATAGGAAGCCAAGAATCGTACTCATGATGTCAACTTGCAGTTGCGCAAGTCCTTCTTGGATTGAGGCAACGGACTCTGCTGACTGAACGAGATCCCAGAACGCACCAGCAAGGGCTTGTGATGCCTCTATGAGTTCGTCTTCGGTAGCCTTTTGTGCTGCTGCAGCAGCGGCTTCATCTTCTGCCCATTTGTCCATAATCCACGAAATGGCCCCAATAGCTAATCCAACCCCTGATCCAATCAACGGAGACAGGGCTTCAGGCCCAGCAGCTGCGCCACCGAATCCTGCACGAATATAAGGACTTATTGCTCCAATAACAGCCGCAAGTTCTGACCCAAGATCGCCTGCGAACGCTCCAACTACCTGTGTTAAGGCATCAGTCGTAATTCCTGTAACATCAACCTTTGCTGCGGCAAGACCAAAATCTTCAAGATCCGCAATGAGTTTCAATAGTTGATCATCGGCCTTAATTCCTATTGAGGCCAACGCTTGTTGAAGACCAATGGCTGTTTGATAGAGGGATTGCAAGCCTTGCAGCGATTCTGCTTGAGCAATGGAGCCAGTTGTAGTCTCAGTGAAGGCTAAATGCAATTCATTAAATTGACGAATCAGGGCAGGAAGACTGCTTTCTCCAAGCAAAGCATTGATCCTATCAACGAGAGCCTGAACCATCTTGGTTCCTGCCCAGCCCTTGTTAGTGAATACTTCAAGCACATCCTTTGAATCGCCCAAATAGTCCTGGAGTTTAGCAACGGCCTCCATTGTGCCTTCGACATTGGCAGGATCGAGTTTTGCAGCCTCAACAGCCACCTTACCGAACATCTCAGAGACCCAATCCCATGTACCAGGCTGTGTGAGTGGCGGGGCTTCTTTGGTTTCTCCCTTTACTTCCTCGCGGAATAACCGGATTTGGGCAAGTGTATAGCCAAATGCTTCAGCAACAGTCTTTGCCACTTCATCTGATTCGTCTGCTAATTCTTTTTGAAGTATGCGGAGTTCGGTTGTCGATCGTGCCAGATCAAACGTGCGTTGTTCTAAATCAATTATAGATACACCAAATTGCTCTAACCCGGCTTTAGCCGCTGCGCCAATTTCTGGGATGCCTTCTTTCATTGCTGTAAGCATCTGGTTAGTAAGCCCAGCCATGATTTCGGTCACTCGTGCTTGAACCATAAACACTAGCGGTTGCTTTACTATCCCTCCCCAAGCGGTTGTCCCTTCACCCATGGAGGGAACGGGAATCATAGAAGGGGGAAGTGGAAGCCCTGTCGGGATTTCTTCTTCAATAGGACGAAGTTTTTTTACTTCATCTAAATACTTTTTCAGTGCATCGACATTATCCTCAGTTGCATCTTGCATGTCTTTTAACTTCGATACAAGAAATCCAATGCCTGTTCCCAGCAGCATCAATGTTGCAGAGATTGCTGCAACGACAGGATGAGCGTTTATGGCAACAAGGGCTGCATTTATTGCCCAAATACCGGCTGCCAATGCGCCTGCGGCAACAGCGCCGCCAGCCATGTACCCTGCTATATCAGCAAATGCTTCTCCGGCAGGCCCCAACAGATCCACTATTATCTCAAATCCTTCCGATAGACCTGTCCATGATTTCAGGAATGATTCAATTGCAGGCATCAAAACCTCACCCACGCTGATTGCCACATCGTTGATCTGTGATTTCAACGTCTCTATTCGGTATTCCCACGACTGAGCTACTTTCTGGAAAGCAACATCCATCGTGCCTGCTGCGGCTCCTGTCCTCTCTAGGTCTAATGCAAAACCTGCGGCGGCAGTAGTTACCAACGGCAAGACAGCTGTAATCGCACGAACGTTTGTGAATAAGTTTTCGAGAGGAATCCCTCCTTTTTCAGCACCCTCCGAAACCAGTTTTAGAGCTCCAGCAAAGCCGTTCGCTTGGATCATCGATCGGCCAGTATCATAGCCTAAGTCTCTAATCAAATCTGCCAGATGTCCAGTGGGTCTGAACATTTGCATGATTGTCTGTCGCAATGATGTGACTGCCCAATCTGTTGCGATCCCCTGCCTGGTTAGGGTCGCAATTGCGGCCGTCATTTCTTCAAGCCGTGCGCCTGCTGGAGCAGCGACGCCTGCAAGGCGACCGAATTGAGCCGCTAATTCTGAATAGGTTGTCTTGCCATATCTTACAGCAGTGAATAACAAATCATTAACGTGTTCTGATTCTGTTGCACTCATATTGTAGGCATTTAAGACGGTCGTCATCATGTCTACTGCTGTTGTTATATCCGTTACGCCAGCTGCTGCCGCTCGCATACCAGATTCAAAGATCTCTGTTGCATCAGCCGCAAAGAAGGTCGCGCTGTAGATCTGATACATAGCTTTCGCGCCATGGGCGGCAAAAACGTTGTAATCGTAGGCTAGATTCCTGATCTCATCACCAAGAGCGTCAATGCCTTGTTGATTGAGATCTGTTAGAGTCCACAACTGATATAGCTCTTTGTTGTACTCTCGTTGTGCGTCTGTAGCCCCACTAGCCATGCTAAGGGTCTTTGTGATAGCTGCAAAAGCTGCCATGTAAGGCAAAACTGCCTTCATCATGGTCAGCATAGAGCCGATGGTCAATCCTGTCGCCATTGTTGCTGTACCAACGGCGGCTACGCCAACAGACAGATCTACTGCACCAACGGCCATCAATTGTGTGGCCACAGCGCCTTGATGCATAGCAAGTGCAAGATTGTTCGATGAGAGAGTGGCCATCTGTTGGGCGCTCAATAGCCCCATAACTGCGCCCGTGACCATGTTGTAGCTAGTAACTAAGCCTGTATTTGCGGCAGCAATAGCAGCAGCAGCAGCCTGTCCCTCGCTGATCATCCGTGATGTATGGGATGCAAACGAAGTACCGACTCCTGCCATCTGAGATTCAAATTGAGCTCTTGGGACAACAATCTCTACGAATGCTCTACCGAGAGCACCTGCTTCACCTGCCATGCGGCCTCCTACTATGATTGCGGGCCTATTAGTCCATGAAACTCACTTTCTGTTCGTGCATCTTCAAACCGCGCTTCACTTGGGAGCAGGAGTTCCGGTGTGGCTTCCCTTATCTCAAGGGCTCTGGCTTTGATCTCTGTCGCGTCTTTACCCCCTGCTTCCGGGGGGAAGAAGTTCCACAGCCAGCGTCCAAACCGTTGCGCCTGGGTCACAAAATAGCTGAACTGGATGTCATCCCATGCTAGAACCTCATCCTCTGTCTTGCGGTAGAGGATCATGCATGTAGCAATTGCCAGTTCGTAATCTATTCTGAGTCCTGCTCCCCGCTTGAGTTTTCCGCATCACCGACAGTCTCCTTGACAATATCGTCCATTGTCATTCCGGGGCCGAGGGGTGCCTCTCCAGCCTTTTTCTGTTCGGCAAGCCCCACCACCCACAGGAAAACGTTTTCGAGCTTTCCTCCTGGCTCAGAACTAAACAACTTATCGGCAAACTCCGAATCGATTAGGGCAGTAACTTCTTTTTCTTCAGACTTCCCGTCGTCATGCTCTACGGTTACTGTGTATGTGATATTCGGACCATATTGAACTTCTAATGACTTGGCCAATGCCCACAGCATCTGATCACGAGTGATCCCAGAGAAAATGCGGTCTGCGTATGGCTCGAAGCGCTCCCAAATCTCTGTCTGGAGCTTTTCTGCCCATTCTTTTGCTTCCGCCTCACTCTTGGTGGTTTTGGGTTGTCCTTCTGCGTCACGAAGTTCTGCCATTGCTTTCTGTGCTCTTTGGAGCACTGTAGCCATTGTCATTGCTGCTTTGTTGCGGGTTGCAGCCAATGAAAACATATGATTGGTCTCTCTTACCTTTGTCTCGAACGCTCCCTGATGAGCAATCGAGAGTCGCGGGAACACAAGCATCTGTCCCGCGACCTCGAATTCTCGTTTGTGTGTCGTTGCACTTGCCTGTTCAATCGCTGACTGAAGATTTCCTAGTTCCATTTCATTCCTCCGTTATTCACATACTTTATGTAGCCTTGATTTTCGCCCGAGAGAGTCAGATTTTTTGCATTCCCATCAATCTATCCCTACTCCAGGGCGGCTCTATCCATTTGAGGCGATTTATGACCCCTCTCAGTCGATTTGCCCTGTGTGTCGGCGTTTCCGTGCTGCAATCGCTGTTTCAGCAACTTTTTTGTCTGCATTGTTGCTAACAGGAGCCTTTGACTTCACAGACTTCCTTTTCGTTACTTTCCTTTTCGTTACCATATTTCCTCCTATTTAATCTTTAGCTCGATCAACGAATCCAACAATCCCATCAACTATTAGCGTAAACGGGTTTTGCACCATACCAGCAAGCGGTGCGATAATCCCCGCAGCGGGAACCTTCGCCCAAAACTCAAATCGTTCATCGGCAGCCGCAACATCCGTGAAGACAATCACAAACACCTTTTCACCTGAAAGCAATTCGCTGTGATGCGATTCCGAACCAAGCACTGTCCAATACGTGACATTAGGGGGCTCGTTGTTTGTGCTTGCCAGGATGCATGTGTAACTGCGGCCTTCGTGTTGAACAACATCTGGCCCAGAACTTCCACAACTGCCATCAGGTGAGTATGTATCCGATCCGTTCCATCTTTTCTGGACTCCCCAGTAATTCTTGATAGGGAGTTCACCGGCATTGATCAAATGTGTCTCGAATGTCCTGAATTGCTTCTCATCTTGCATACTTTTGAACGTACTTACGTCTTCGCGTTCCCTGTTCTGATCGATTGAGAGGCTTTCGTGAGCGCCTATAACCTGTCGAAGGCATGTTGCACGCACATTGTCAACATAGAGCGTTTGAGGGGATGTAGGTTCAATGTCAATGACAAATGACTTCGTCGTCAGTGGGGCAGTGAGATAAAGAGACCAATAGCCCCAATTCGTATCACCATAGTTCGCATTGTTTGCAGTGATTGTTAGCACATCAGGAGTCCCGATCGTAGCCTCTGCCGCGTTTCGGAATGTCACCGTCAGCGTTGCTTCCTTTGTCGTCTGCAGTTTTGCCCACAACGAAACTGAAAGCTTCTTGGTCTCAGTAAGGGCAGTAGCCAGTGTGATCGTTTGACTCAGCTTTGTATCGATTGCTGTATCAACGATCTTACAACCACCAGAGAGGTCATTGTATCCGTACTGGGCGCCCCAGGAAATTGATCCCGAACCTTCCGTCAAATCCCAAAAATCCAAGGACAATGCGTTGGTGAATTGCCCGCTGACACCATTAGTGCCAGCGAGCAGATGCACTTCTTCCGCTGCCCCGCCAATATCGACCTTCTCAGACTTGAAGATCCCGGCTAAGTAGCCTTGCTTCAGTGCCATTGTAGTTCACCGTCCTTATATCGTTTCGCCAAGGAACGTTGTCGGTGCGCCAGAGAATAGGAATGTAACGTTCTTAATCTGCATCTCGTTTTCCATTCTGGCCGTAACATTTATTCCAACAACCTTTGCGTTGCCATCGATGTGCGGGTGTGCGCTTCCTGCCTCATCCTCGAATTTCAGCGGAGTGTTCGTGCCGCAGATGTACTTGGCTGCAATCTCCGCTATTTCTGGAAGTGAATAATCCCAGAGGATCGGGATCGTAATCTCAATTGGATCGAACAACCCGACCTCAAACGAACGGAACGGCAAGCTAGAATCACCATGACAAGTTACGTCAATGCGCCCCCTGGAGGTGTCCAGTGTGATGTCAGCCCGTGTTTGTAGCACATGGTCAGTATCCCATGTGACTATTCCTTTATACCCATGAGTAAGTGCCATTGTATTTTCCTCCTTTACTTGAGTAACAAAACTTCATACCGTGCGCCTGCTCCATACATCGTGACCTCAGAGATAACATCCACCTGTGGCCATGGATCACCGCGCATAAACAACCTAACAGATCCCCAAGCATCAGAGACAACAATGTCTCGACCGTCAAGTGCTTGAACTAATGCATCCATAATCTTTAGCGATTCCCATTTCGTTTGTGCCCACACTGATGCCTGAAAACGAGACCAATGAGCCACTGCATCACCATCTGTCCCATGAACATATGCTGGATCTCGGCCCCCGAAGGGATAATCAATAACCACAAAGCTTTCTGAAGGCTCATCCGGCCTTTGGGGATAGATCCTTGGAGCATCATCTGTGCAGTCATCATAGACCAATTGTAAGAGGTGAGCCGTTCCCTCATGTGTATTGTCCTGAAGGGCAGCAAATAACGCCTCGGCAAACGGTACTATAAAGGCAGCATTCATAATGATCCTATTCCTGTCATAATTCCTACAAGCTCAGCCCAAGATTCATCGAGGGTAATTGTCAACCATGGTCGCGGATCCATAATGCATGTCCCTGTTTCCAGGTATCCTGGATAAACAGCCAATCGTCCTGGCAGATCCTCTCCAATGATTCCTGCCTGCAACACCACGGAATTCCCACGATCAAATACAGTGTAGTCAATGTAATCTCGCATTTCCACTATTTCCCTTGGGTCTACATGTGGATATTCCCATGGCTCCGAAGGCGGGGGTGATACACCCATAAAGTTGGCTTTGGCTCTCCCAACCAGCAACTCACCAGCAGCCTCCAAGCGCTGCTCAACATTCTTCATCACTACATTGATGAAAGAAGTCGCATTGAATTGAACACCTTCGTAAGCCATTATGTCGCCGCCTTCATTGCGCCCTTGACTCGCACAATTGGGCATTGGTATGTCTGCCCCATTTGCGAAACATCCTCCGCGCCCAGAATCAAATAGTTGTAGCCGGTTTCCACTTCTTGTGCGATATCATCTTCTTGTACCGTTATCTCAATCGGCATAATCAGTAGAAACTCCTCTACCAATGGACGAGACGACTTCTTGGTCTGAACCTCCACCCTCTTGCTTGCATCCCGGCGCGTTTTTCTGCACCAGATGTTCTCAAACAGCGGATGCGCTAATGCATAGCACTTCGTTTCCTCAAGAATTGCATTCCTGGATTTAACGGCTCGGTAGAAGGTGTATTGTCCATTTGCGCCAATCATCTAACCGCCCTTAGAACCATCCCTTTATTGTTTAACTTTCGGTATTGATCGGCAAATGCCATTTCTTTATTGGCAAAGACCGAACGAATTTCGCCATCTCTGAATTGATCAACGTTTCCGTAAACGCGGTACTGCTGATCGATGCGCAGCAGTATACGAGTAGCAATCTCAGCACAGACATCTGTAAAGACTGTTGGCAATGGCGTTGCTGCATCATCGTATCCACCCACATAGATCACCGTGTACCGTTGCGGCGTTGTGTCATTGCGAGCTACCCGCCCAGTTGTTGCCGGGCGTGGAAGCTTGATGTACTTATCGTAGATCCAATATTCCCCATCAGCCAAAGAGAGTTCTTCGCCCTCTTCATTGTCCGTGACCGAAATGACAGAGATGAGGGGGGGGTGTTTTACCTTCAGAATATACCGCCCCCCATCATATGTTTCCGTCACCGTCGCTTGCTCAAATCCGCGAGATCGTCCGCAGACAGCAGCCATATCAGCAATCACTCGCTCAATTAGCGTCGTCACGTTGTAAGAGTAGTCGGTAGTCTTCCATACACCAGTTGGCTCTTCCGTCAACTCAATACGTGCCGCAATTCCTATCTCAGATTCAGTTGGCCACCCCATGCGAACCTCCTAGAGCGCTGCGCCCTTATAGATCTCCCAGTAAGTCCCTGTCGATGCCCCAACACCAGGCTCGGATACTGACGTTCCTGCCGCCACCTCTGCCTCTGCAAGTGCTGTGCCAAAGGCCAAGATGCACTTGAAGTAGTAGCCATCGTTTTGGACGATCTCATCAACAATATAGGTCTCTCCAAGATTCCACTTCTTGAAGATAGGGCGTTCCAATGCTCGGAAGCCGATGAACGTTACGCCATATTCCGTAGTTGTATCTCCGGCTGAATTGTAGTGAGAGACTCGGACATACCCGCCCTCATACAACTCATCAACTGCAAGGGGAAGCAGATTGTCTTCTCCTAGCCCAGCAGCATCTGTGATTTCGATATCGGCAGACGAGTAGCCAATTGGCGTCAAGTCATGCCAATTAGTGCCGTCTGGCGAATGTTCGCACGTAATGTAGATCGTGCCGCCTGCTTCAATCGTCCCTGCAGCGACCAAGAATACCCCGCCACGACACCCACAAGTTCTGTAGGCTGTTCCATTGGCTTCCGATGCCGCTCCTGCCACTACTGCAAAATCAAGCAGCGAAGTGGCATAAAACAAACTATTGAAATCGCGTGTCATTTCTGCCATCGTGATTCACCTCCTGCTTTTCTATGAAGTCGTCAGTCCGGTAAGGAACTGAATGTCTGCTTCGCGTCGGATACCGAAGTCAATTTCCTTCGATGCCAACACCCCAACCTTGAATTGCAATGCGTAGAGCTCTTTCAGGATCGTGATTTCCGTCTGTCCACCATCGGCCAGCATGATCGTCTTGACATCACCGACTAACATTGCCCGTGATTCATCTGATCCGACACCAAGGTCGCTACGAATCTTTGAAGATGTGTAGACAGGAAGCCCAAGGATGCGGTCAGCAGGCATATCAGTCAGATCCATAATGTACGAATATTCGGCTGTGCCGGTCTTCGACTTCTGGAAAAGGCTAAGATACTCTTCTGACATCACCCACGCACTCTGAGATACATCAACAACGCCATCGCGCTGTCGAATTACCTTCATCGCATCGAGCAGTGTGTCAAAATTAGGCACACCAATTGAGCCCGACGTGTATTTAGACATAGCGGGTTGCAGGAACAACCCAAGAGGCTGCTTGGATCCTGTTCCGCGCAATCCGACCTTCGTCTGTTCGAGGGCCATTGCCCTGACGATCTTTCTACGAACATCCTCTTCGACATTTCGTCTTGCGTGCTTGATCAAATTAAGACGAATCGGGACAACCGCCGCCATCGGATGAAGGGTCAGCGTGATATCGCCATAGTCGATATCGGAGGCCGTAAGATCAGATGTTGGAGTATCCCCAGGCCAGTAAACGACTGGATCGCGCCCTTCCTTATCCCATTGCTGGAATTTTGGAGAATCAGGCAAATAATCAACACCCATTCGCATCCAGATTTCTTGACCGCGCAACTTCTCAACCATCTCAGTATTGACTTCTGTCGGAATGAAGAAACTACCAGCAACTTCTGACCCAAGGTTGAGATCCTTGAGCTGGGCTTGCTTTTCCATGAGTGCCTTTTGTGCTACTTCGCTCATTGGCTCTCTGGAGCGAGCTCTTTGTTCCTTGAGAACTTCAATCTCCAAGCCTGCATCCGCAAGATACGGATAGTTGCTGCCAAGCGACAAGATACCGATCGCATGAGCAAGCGAGAAATCCTTCATCTCGCGCTTTGTTGCTTCATGGATGATTGCCGGTGTCTTTAGCTTCTTCTGTGGACCAATCCCATCCAATTCCAGATCAGCGGGAGCGGGGGTGGCCTGTGCAGGATCAACAGCCGCCATCACCGTTGGCTTCTTAACCTCAATAGTAACACCGTTGGCTTTCGCCCATGCTTCCATCTCTGCAGGAATAGCCGGATCCTCATTCGGTGTTCCTACTTCTTTTGCTTTGTACTTTGCAAGAATACTCCGTGCGCCTTCGCGCAAGACCTCTTGGTCTTCAGGAGACATCTTGGTTAGATCTAGTTTGTCTACCATTATGATTCACCTCTCTTTTTTATCCAAGTGCTTCCACAATCTGACCGCTGAGATCAATGACCTCCGCTTCCAGTTCATGAATTCGATCCATCGTTGCTATCACCGTCGCGTCTTTCTCTGCAATAGCAACCTCCTGTGCTTTAACGAGTACTGCGATCAACTCAAATGCCTTATCGATCTCTATTATCCCAGCCACCGCAGCCAGACGAATAGCATCAACCGTCCATTCTTTCAATTCAGCTACATCTTCGGGGGCCACACCAAAGTCATCTACAAGGTGTTTCTTCACATGCGCATAGACACCGCCCCGATCATCATCCGGTATATTTGTGCCACCTCTCCCGCCATTCAGCACACCGATAACCGCCGAACAAGCACGTTTGTTGACAGCCTTATTCGATTGATGGTGATGTGCAAATTTATAGTCTCCCTTGTTCTCACCATCGCCATCCTCAACCCATGCACACATAACCTTGAGATCATCAACATCAGCGGCTGCTCGCTCTTTGCCGTTATCCCACGAAGCATCAGGATCAGCTTTCGGTGTACCATCGGGATGCGCACGCGAATAAGAAATGGCACCCTTGTAGTCTTCTGTGGGCCTAGGATCAGCAATATCACTTACCTCGCAAGTCATCGATACTTTCGCTTCATCGCCATCTTTCAATGCTTGTGCAACGCCTTCCCGCACGGCCTGCTGTAGTTCCTTTGCACCTGCAAGATGAATGCTAACAGGCACCTGGACGGGCGCACCATTATGCTCAATCTCCTCGAACCACTTTTGCAGAATAGGGGATGATCCTTCATAGACTCGTTCAGCGTAGGACCGGAAAAGCGATTTCAATCCATCCGTGCGCATGGCTTCACGATTAGAAGGCAAAGACACAGGGCTGTGTTCAAGCATTTCCCATTCCTTAATCTCCCATCCACCCCAAAAGTCGTCACCGTCAATGGGGGCCCACTTATCAATCAAGAATCCTACGGAGGTACAATTGAGTACGTGTTTTGCCCACATCTCGTAGTAGTCTTTTCCTTCTGACTGCTCAACATCAGTAAGCCACTGCCAACGCGCCCACGAAAAGCCCTCATACTGGCGAAGTAACTCAGTAAACCCTACAGGGATCGTGTGTTCATGTAACCCAAATACAGTAGGATTCTTCGTATAATTCTCAGTGATAATCAATCCCTGCTGGCTCATGATGTCACCATCACGATCTGGCATTGAGGATGAAATCACGGACTCCGCCTTTGGTCGCCCCGCGAGCAGAACCCCGCCCTGTTCGCCCACATGAAACTCTCTCTGTGGGTCGCCAACAGAATCCGGTAATGCCCGTTCATGCAAGGCATACTTGTACATGCTGACAAGATTCCCTTCCTTCAATAGATCCCTGATCTGACCACGATCGAGGACAACATGACGATCGCCCTCGCCTTTTACCGCGACCTCGGTTGCTATCAAAGCCTTCCTAGCCATTGTTCTTCCCCTTCCTTGGGTTTGGCATTTTTCTGGCCCTCCCCTTTTTGATGATAGCCCTGCCTATAGGCACTGTTCTGATGTTACAGCGCGGGCAATACAGCGCTGTACCGGCATACACTACACCACAGGCAGGGCATATTCGCTTCATACTACTTCCCCTTATCAAAATCCTTCTCTACGAAGATCGAGTAGATCGCAAGATGAGCCTCACGGAGCTTCCCTTTATCGCTGAGCTTCTTCAGTTCTACACGCACGATATCAAAAACGGTTTCCGTTATCTCAAACGCCCGTGGTGCGAGCTCCTTATCCTTCGGCCACTGTGGTTGTCCTTGAGCGTTGATGATCATCCCAACTTCTTCCTGTTCCGTCGCAGTTGGCAACAGTGCTGCCCGTAACGGCTTCATCGCCTTGAGTTCAAGGACGTGTGCCTCGTTTGGCAACAGCGAATGCAGCGCGAATCTGTCATTCAATCCCAACTTCACTTTCATAACTTTCATGCTTTGCTCCTTTTGTTGCTTTGTTTTGTGCGGCCCTATGCCGCATATTAGATCAAGGGCGAGGCGGTTAAGCCCCGCCCCAATAATCTAGCCCTTGATATCGAGCAACAGGGCTAGTCCATCTAATTCTGCATGGATATCCGAGCTGGCGCTTTCAACAACGTTTGTCGTGATGACGATATTCAGAATGTCACCAGCGACCAAGCCAGATCCAGTCACAACAAAGTCTGTGGTCTGCCAGGCCGATGCACCTGCATAAGTTACAGCGGTAGTCGTACATAGATCGGCCCCAACTGCACCATTGCCGTCCTGCTCAAAGACTTCAACATCCAGCGTTGATCCGTTGTCTGTTCCAGCCCCAAGTACCATACGGTTCTTGATGCGAACCGTTACATCGCCACCAGATACATACTCAGGAGGCAACACAAACTGGAATGCGCCTTCGCTGGTTTCAGTTTCATTATTGGCGATCTCGCCCTGAATCAGCCAAACATCAGAAGTAATGTCAAGGTTGAATGTGCCAGCACTCTCAGATGCAGACAGCGGGATTCCAGTAACTTGCTTCACAGCAGTTGCCGGAAGACCATAGACAGCTAAAGCTTCCTCTGTCAGATCAGCACGAGTAAGCGTTCCAGCTACGGCCTGTGCGCTTGTTAGCAACACGATATTCGCACTTCCGCCAGCATCAGGCATGGTATACGTGCGAGCGCCAGCTTGTGCAGCTATATTGATGTTCGTAGTAGTGTCGCCGACATTGTCAGTCATGGTATACGTTGTAATGCCGCTGACAGTTGTAGTTGGGAACAAAGTAAACGTTCCAGCTACAGCATCAGCACCAACAGTCAACAACCCACTGGCGACAAGAAGCTGTGCGGCACCGCTAAAGATCAAATCGTCTTCACTTCGATCCCACGTGACATATGCACCGCTGGTATCACCGTAGAACACAACATCAATACCTTTGCTGCCACCAGTTGCTCCAAACGTCAATTGCCCGTTGGTATCGCCGCTCGGATCCCAAAAAACACCACAACCAGTTATGTCGCCGTACAGGTTGAACATCAGGCCCTTGCTGTCTGCACCAACATACATTGCTCCATTGGTATCGCCATCAGCATCAAATGTAATAACATATGCTGCCGTAGTTCCGTACCACAGAAAGTCACCAGCAGTGGTTCCAGACACACCAAGTTGCAACGCGGCCGTAGAGCCCAGGCCCGTGACTTTAATCCCCGTGGCACATGCCCCGCTGATGAGAAGCCCAGTCGTTGGCGCATCGGCAATCTCGATTCCTGCTACGGTTGCACTATCGATGTAGAGTCCATATTCCCAATCGATCCGTGCCGTCGAGTCTGACCAGTTGGTCGTGTCGTAGGTTGTGACCAACAGGCCAGCCGTCTTCCCGGTCGCCGTCAGATCGCCAGTGATCTTTGAAATCGCCGCGAACCCTGCCAGCACATGATTGGTGTCGATCGTGACAACGCCGTCATTCTCAACACACGCAATAGATCCAGCAGAGATTCCGTAGTCTGTTAGTGTAACCGTCTCTGAGTCTCTCGCGATTTCCAAGTATCCATAGACACCGGATACCTGTTCATTGCCCCAGATGCCGTCATAGGACTTTATGTGCCCCATCGCACCTGAGAAGCGAACATCGTTAGCCGAGTGATCTACGGTTACCAGGAATCGACTGAGGAGCCCCCTGGTGTCACCCACAGCACCTGCGTGTACAATCGCTGCGCCCGCATCATCACTGTAGACACGGAAGTTACCGCTCTCGGTTGTTGACAGCGGGATACCGCTTCCCTGCGTGGTGCTGTTGAATGCACCAATATGTACCATGTCCAAGAACTCGATGTAGGTAGCTACTCCACCACATGAAAGCGATGGAATATCGTCTGCACTGAAACCAAGCATCACCCAACTGTCTTTGTCCAGATCAACAACTGCAAGATTCGTCTCCGTGTAACCGTCGAAGAAGCCCAAGTCCACAGCCCCAATTGCTTGGCCAAGGACCATCAAAGGTACTTCTTCACTATCTCCTGCTGGTAGATCGACCACTAATACTTCTGCGTTTGCATCTGCGGTTGACCAATTCAATTGAGCGTCGCCGATCGAAAGATCGTCAACCGCCTCCACCTTAAATCCAGCAAGGGTCTCCAATACGCCAGCATCGGTCACTCCCATGATACAGGTCTGGCAATCGCTGGCGAGCCAATAAACTCTATAGTCACTAGCTGTAAGCGCCATTTCTTTCACCTCTCTTTTATAGTTTTCCCTTTATTGCTTTTTTACAGCAATAACCCAATCTTTTCTGGCAATTTAGCTTGCTTCTCCAAATGCTCTGCTCTATACTCTGCTCTACGCTGTCGATAAGCAGAATCAAGGTGATACTTAACCGTTTTGCCGCTTACCGCCAAAGCCGCGCCTATCTCTCTGTAAAACATCCCTTCATCCCTCATCTTCTGTGCCTGTGCAATTTTCTCTGCCGTCATCTTCATTGTTCGTCACCACCAAGTAACTGACTCTCGCTTGATACCTCTGAGGGCACTGGGGCATGACCGATGATTACATCGCCTTTAGGCGACCATATTGCATTCATATCCACATCAGGACTAATTGGCAGATTCCACAGAAACGCCCTCATTTCATTAAAACTCCAGCCCTGATTTCTAACACGGGCACCAACTTTTGCCATTTCCAACACATCGCCCTTCAATGCCTCGATAGCTCCCAGATCGAATGCAAGCCGTAGTCCGCTCCCCGATTCCAGCAACGCCATATTCAACATGTCTTCGATCAAATCGCATCTAGGGAGAACAGCATTCTCGTAGTAAAGCCTGTACATAATCTCTGAGCTTGCGCGATTTGCATCATGATAATCTCCGGCCACAATAGGAGGCACTCCATAGGCACCCAAGATCTCCTCTTTTGTATACCTTCGCAGCTTTGGGAAATCCATATCGCGGTGAGAAGATCCTACATCTTCCCACTTCATGCCTTGCCCCATAACGGCCGGACGATGCCAGTTCTCCTCTCCCAAATGAGCATCTTCCCACGTTGCGAGGATCGTGTCGATATCGCCTTCAAGCAATCGCTGCTCCGACACAAGCATTCCACCAGGGACTGCCCCTCGCTCGAAGAAAAGATAATTCCAGTTGATTGCCTTTAGGTCACCGGCTATAAGCACTCGCAACACCTGAGTCGGGGAATAGCCATAGAATGGACTCTCGGGATTGAACGATCGCATATAGATCATGTCCTCTGGCTTGAAGACAATGACCCCTGTAGGGCCAACCCACACATAGCCATCGATCAACCGTTCTTTCCCAGCGACAACCATCATCTTACGCGGATCAATCAATGGCCAAAGCCCGGCTAATTTGGTTGGATCGTCCTTTGAATACAGCTTCTCAATATAGGCCATGCCTGTCAGTTCCATGTAGGAAACAATCGCTGCTTTCAGCATATGGCCTGTTAATTGTGATGCTGCCGAGGGGCTTTCCAACACATCCAAAAGATCGTGATGCCGGATGACCTTACCGCCCTCGATTGAGGCCCATTTGTCTACTACCCCAGCGTACGTCTTTGACTGCGAGGATTGATAGAAACTGCGCGCGCTCCTGAATTTGTTCTTTGCCGGATCATTCTCCATTTCGACAAGAACAAATGGAATATCTGCCACGGATTTAGCAAGGCGCTCTATGGCCGTGAACACAGCAGGACATTCCTTGAATGCAGCGAAGATGGTTTGCAGCTCAGGGGGTATAGAGATGCGCCCTGAATTGTAGTTGGGCCTAACTGCTGGCAACAAACGGCTACCGATCTCTTCTTCCTTGATGATCGGTTTCCCCATTGCTCTATCCAGTGTCGCCAGTAGCCCCATCAAGCGCCTCCTCTACTTGCGTTGATGCCTTAACCTCTTCTTTCTCAACGACTGCCTTGAATCCTGATCCACCACAAAGTTCACAATCCGTCCAACATCGTGCCATTGCATTGCATTCACACTTCTCTACGAACCCATTTGCTTGCAAGAGCGTCCAGAAAGAATCGATTGCATTGTAGTGAACCCTCATCGTTTCTTGCTTAAACCGTTTGTACCCTGGGTTTTCTCGATCCCCGCCATAGATCATTTCTCCACGTTCAAGCATGTCCTTCATGAGATCTATCTGCTCATGAAATATCTGCCGCAGCAACTCCCCTGTCATCATGTTCACCGATCCTTTTTTCATTTGGTTTTCTTCAGCATCTCGATCAACTTTGCGCCCTGCTTCTTCAACCATCCTAAGATCGCTGCCAGCAGCATCTTCCTGATCCATGCTGCTATTGGCCCCCTTTTGCCTCTCTTCATTGCTGCCTTCCTATCCTCTATTGCTCAATTTCAGATAGAGCACTATGCATTTTCGTAGAAACCATTGAGTTCTGCACTAATTGCACCACTGCCTGTGGCAAGGAAAAAGATATCAGACTTAGCCGCACATTCAAGAGGAGTAATATAAGATATTGTTTCACCATTGAAATATACATTCAGCGTACGCCGAACTTCAGCCACTTTTCCAAAAGATCGGTACATAAGCCGAACTTCAGAAGCTGCTGCCGCTGCAATGTATGCACTTACCTGAATGATTCTCCCGGTTTTCCCCGCAGGAACACTCTGCCGGCAGGCCATTGACCTCTCAAAGCCAATAGGCACTTTAAGTTGAACCTTGGCTTGTGTCTGAGGCACACCAGTAACTACAGTGTCATCGAGATAGCAATAGAGATCACCAACCGCCGGGACTGCACTAACATTGTGCATTGAGAATACTCGGATCCATGTCTTTCCAGATCCCACCTCTGTTTCTGTTTGCCCGTTAAGAGTTTGGACAACTGTCTGTGGATTCCAATCTGCATCAAGCCCCTTAACTTCCACATCAAACGTGTCGCTTCCGCTTGAACTTGATATCTTGAGGGCTGCTGCCGTTGCGATCTCAGTATGCCGTGCCCCAAAAGACCAAATATCTTCAAGCGTTCCCGCCACCGCAGGATTTTGTCCAAAAGCACGCCATTTCCTTGCCCCAGCATCGAGAACATTATGAACAGCCAGCAGATGAATCGACATAAACCCTCCTCACAACATAAAAAGCCCCCAGCGGGGGATTCCCCGACAGGAGCTTTCGTATTTCGCTCTGCGGCTACTTTAGCGACTTCCGTCTACAATGTCAAGCCCTTTAGCCATCTCCTTCATCTGGATCTGGCCGCTTTCGCACTATTGCGTACTCTCGTATTCGCCTGGCAAGTTCCTTTGCGAAGAAGGCTGCTATTGTCTTGTTGTTTAGATCTGTTGATCCCTTCTTCTTGAACCCTTGGGCAAAATCCTGTAGTAGGGCTTCCAGCGTTGTGTAATCCTCCGCCTCACCCGTTTGAGAGGATTTACGACCCCTCTCAGTTGATCGAGATTGCCTTGTAGCCATCATCAAGTAGCCGCTTCTATTGTTCGCACCGCACAATAGCAACAAAGGTCAGGATCAGCGCGTAACAATCTCCACATTCCCATCATCCCAAGCCTGCCATCAATCGAAACGTCTTTCTCGCCGCTTACAGAAAGCCAATACATCAGATAGTGGCTAACGAGATCTCGTCGCTCAATCTTGTCCAGCACCAAAGCGCACGCATTGCGGTCAGTGGTAAAATGCTGTGTATCAGAAATCTGTTTCCTGGCTAATTCAGACTCCCAACCAGTATACCATCGTCCATATCCGCTTTTCTCCACAAAGGAACGCCAACCCATTACGCGGACACCAATAATCCCGTCTTTCTTGTCTGCCTCCATCGCATCCCACTCAGCCTTGTTCATCATCATCCCCTCGGAGAAAATTGGTCAACCTTCCCACGCAAGAAATCCACAACAATAAAGCCTGCGCTCATCTTGCGCAACTTATATCTACAAGCCGTAGCTCCTGCTTTTCTGAGAGCGCGCCGGCAATTAACAGAGAGTGTTTTCTCTCCCGGATGAGGGCACATGACCTTGCGCGCCCCTTCCCCGTTTGTGTAAAACTGGAAGGCAACCAGGCTTGAATCAGGGTATGGCCCTTTGCCAAAATTAGGCGGAGGAACATTATTGGATGGCGTTACGGTTTTGAATCTATCAAGGTGCCATTCCCGGACTGTTGCTGCACCAAAAACAAAACGCCCACATTGCATATTAACCTTCCCTACTCCCAGCTTCAGTTTGGTGCTCTCTATTTCTTCCCACATAACTAGACCTTCCTCTTATGTTGTACCCGCGCAAGCTGTCTCAATAGCGCGTAATAGTGAAATTTGTAGGCTGCCTCCAATTTCTGCATCTGGCTATCCGTTACTGGCTTTGCAGATCGGAGAACCGGAGCTCCTTTTTCAATAAGCACCTCATATCCTTTTTGCTTAACTTGTGTTGCTTTGCGCCAATATACATAGAGTAATCCTGCATAGTCAGGCACATCATCAGCGCTTACAAGGTTTTGAGGAACCGCGATGTAATACTGCCGAGGAACACCAATAGCAAAACCTATTGGGCAATCTGCCTTCATTGCTGCAGCAAGACATTCATGCTTCCGCTTTTTCTTGAACTCAGCACGGAAATCACTTGCAGAGATCTTGACTTCAACCTCAATACCGTACCCGGCTTTCGTAATTGAATAAACATCGCATTCATGCCACCAGTGAGGGTAAAAGTGAGTAATGGCAGATGCATGGCCGCGCTCAAGCAGCCATTCTGTTACTGCTAGTTCGATCTCGCATGTTGTCAATCCCTGCTTGGTCTTATCCAACACTATCCGCCCCCTCCTGCTGGCCCCAACCACTGCATGATTAGGTAGATCACACTGAAGGTCGCGGCCGTGCCTATGCCCAAAAGAGCCACGATGTCTTCCCATTCTTGGCTCTTAACAAATAGAGTCCCGCAAATGCCGATCACCACTCCCAGCCCACACAGCAGCAAGAGCCCATTCAGTGTCCACAGCATGTCACATCCTCCCGGTCACTTGTACCCATATGACCGCAATCAACGCCCCAATGACGAAACCGAACAGTAACCATCCCATTACTCCTCCTCTGACAGCTTGGATGCCCGACCAGCCAAGAAAGCTTCGCGTAACGCCCACCCGTGCCACGCAAGCGCATTCTCGAAATCAGATGTATCAATAACACCATGAACGTAATCAGACGCGCTTTTGATAGCCTCGTAGCTTGCCGCCGTGTAGAATGGTGTCAGATCCTTCCCGCTTGAGATGATTTCTCTGCTACCCATTATTCCTCCTCTGACAGCAGTGCAAGGGCAGTATCTACAGCAGCCAAGACGTGTGTTAGTTGTCCAACGCCTGTTTCGTGATATGATTTGACATATAGTAACGCCCCCCTCACCGGCTCCAGCTTTGCGGCGATGATGGCAATAACGGTTTCATCAGCAACGCCATATGCAGTCCCAACCGAGCTGCTATCCGGCGCTCCATTCCCTCCGCTCAATATAGTAACCGGCTTACCATCATCTGTCTGTAGCCGAACAAGGCTAATGCCGCTCTCTACTAATGCTTCCCTGATCTCCTTCGCTAGCCTCATCTCACACCCCCTCCTCAGAATTGCATCTGTCGGATGTGCGCCTGAGAATCCAACCTTCTCATACATCTTTATGTCATCAAGGTGTCTGTTGAGAACGCTCTCCCTCTCTAAATCAACCTCTATCGTCACTTTCATTATGCCCTCCTGCTCAGTCCATGAATGGTTCTACATACCACGGCGGACCCTCCTTGACCTCCCAAAGCATTGATTGCACAATGCCCTGATCTCCCACCCCGTCAAATCTGGAATCGTCATCAATCCCTTCGTACTCTCCGCCATCTCCCCACTTATCCATCATACATCCATCAGCAACTCAGGATGCCTTACTTGTCCCAGCACCGCCAAGACAAAGATATTCCACTCAGGAAGCCGGTGATTACTGCGTTGCCTGATCATCCGCTGTAGAGTCATGTAGTTGGCGCATACAATCCGTCGCTGCAAGAACGACTCTGGCAGATGTCGCTTCGTCCAACGCCAATCATTCGCCCGAATGTGCAGATTCAGTTGATCGAGTAACGCTTGGCTTTGGATCCCGCCCTCAAAGTCAGATTGACCTAACTCACGCTTAGTAATCGTGTGCATGGTGCTTTCACTCTGTCGAGTGATCCCGACTCTGTACGTCGCCTCTTGCTGCCACCATTCACGAGCGGCTGTCACGTCAAGCCAAACCACGATTGATTCAAGGAACTTGTTGTGTCCATCGCCCTTAAATGCCAGCTTCCTTGCAACAACCGGGTCCGGCTTCTTGTTGTAAGACAAGGACAAACCCAGCAATGCCTCTTCATACCCCGCTTCCTTCAAGATCGCTACTTTCATTATGATCTCCTGCTTAATCCGCGAGCCGCATCCTCATTCAAATTTCTTGCGGTATCAAGGGTATACAACTGCAAGAACTCATCCACGCCGGAGGGATCCCCTTTGTAGAAACGATCCGCCATATCCTTGAGATTCACCACTAATTCCCGTAAAGAAAACCCATAGTATTTGCCATTGTGTGAATCGCAAAGCCGCGCAGCTTGCTCTAACAGCCCTGGGGCACTTACCTTCGATCCCGGCCTCGTTGGATATTCCATCAGTCCTCCTTGCTTCTTGAATCTGTACGGGACGGGCAGCTTACTTACACGAACGCCAACGTCTCCGCCCGCCCCGCTTTCTCTCCCTGTGAGAGAATCGTTTATATCTAAACCAAGCCTACCAGCCAAACTGGACAGTCCCGTCAAGCTGAATGAACCCCACACAGCGCTCATTCTCGCCCTCGATCCATCCAAGCCATCCGACTTCTTGCGGCTTCTTGTACAGTCTAATGCTCATTATTCACCCCCTCCTACATTTAGTCTGCACTCGTTCTCTCGGGTTCCTGTATAAACACGATTGCTTGTTGGCTGCCAGATGCCGCATCAGGACTGTCTACAATAATCCCAAAACTTCGCCCGCAATGAGGACATGTGATAATTCCCGTCACGTCAATCACCTCCTACATCCTAGCTACTTTTTCAGACCGCCCTATCCTTGCGCTTAGTTGTCAATCCTACGTAAAGCGTTTCGCCTACCAATTCAGCGTGTGATCACTGGATACGCTTCCCCCGGTTGCTGCGTATATGGTTGTCCGTAGTACTGCGGATCACCCATGCCAATCACCCTCTCAATATCTCGATATATGCCTTCACCACGGCGACAAGCTCCTCGCTTGCCTCCGCCTTCCGTATCAGCAACGCCTCGACCACTTTGGAATTCTCTCTGCTTTGCCGGTTCGCACGACCCAGCATCCATATGTAGCACAGCGTCGTGACTGTCATCCCCGCGCCCGCGCCTAAGATTATCCCGTATACCATGCTGCCTCCTTTTGTTGCGGGTACTCACGCTCCAGGAAAGCAGCAACTGCCACCGTTTCAGGTTCATCTGCATTGCCCACACACAGAGCTACAATTTCTCGCGCTACTCTTTCACTTTTATTCATCGTACTTTTCCCTCCCTTTTTTCAATATCGTGAGTCATTGACCACTTCAGCGCTTCCCAGAATGTTGAGCTATGTAATAGTCGGCCAAAAGCCTTAACTGCCAACATGATCAGTTTGCATACTTCTCTCAATTCATCCGTTCTTTTCACAGTTCGGTCCTCTTGCGGTATAAGTGCGGTTTCGACTCCGCAGACTACTTCACTCATTCAGGCTGTAAATACGCGTGATGATAGTCCGCAATACATCATCAGTCGTCATTTCCTCAACTATGACCCGGACGCGCTCTTTGAACGCTTCATTGTCCCGTAGCGAGGCAGTGATCGTGTTATTGATGATCTGTCTCACCACTTGTCGCACGGCTTCTTCGACGAAGGTGTTCGATCCAAATCTTTCTGGTTTCATAAGGGCCTTGTCAATGGCCTCTTCAATGCGCTCCCCAATGGCACTGTCTAACACTGCCTGTACCACTTGTTGCTCAACAGCTTTCGCATCTAGCTTTACCTTCAGATCCATGCCTTCCTCCTTTGTCATCGCAGAACTGCCAGGGTGTTCAATAGCACCATCTCTAGTTGTTCGTCAACGTCGTATTTCTCTTTCAGGAATGTCATTGCTTTTGCTGGATCATTCCCTTTTCTCTTTGCAGCCGCTATCCAATCGCAGAGCATCTCGATCAGATTAAACATATCCATCGAAGAGATGGCGTCCCGATCTTCTCCAAAGAATTCAGGGTGGTGGGAATTGACGCTTTTGTGATGTTCCCAGCCTTGCCCCATCTGCGCAGTCAACGCCTTGTACTCTGGCGATCCGTATTCGACACCGCTGTGATTCAAAGCCCAAACTGGCTTTTCATAATACGGCCTTTCTTCATCAGTCAGTTTGCTTGCATCATGCTTCGCCGCTCTGTCAAGCAAGATCTTCGCTGCCAACATCATGCGCTCAGCCACCATATGCCTGTGCTTCCAAACATCAGATTCATAAAACAAGCGCTCTAACTCATCTTGTGTTGATTCTCTGTCATTCATACTCAGTACTCTCCTTTTTCACTTTCAACCGTGCGTCAGCGGACCCTCTACATTCGCCACAATGTGACATATCGTTTTCCCGTCTTTCCATAGCAATAAGCCCTGTTTGGTTCCAGCCCAAACGCGCCTAACAACACCACGCTCTAATTCCATGGTGACAAGACCCGAATGATCGGTCGCGGCAATATTGCGTATCGCTACCATGCTCGTCTCAATTGAGATTTGCCTCATTTTCTCTTTTGCGCTCATACATCAACTCGCCGTTGCGTGTCAGGACTGTACTCAAACGATGTTGGACAAATGCCCCATACGCCATTCTCAGCATCATGCTCAAACGTATTGCTTCCCTTGACAGGAATCCTGGGGGGATCCACAGCTATTCTGCCTGTCCCGCCGCACCTGGGACAAGCATCATTATCTCCCATCAACCCAGTGCCTTCGCATTTTGGGCAAACATCCCAATTGCATTCCTTGATTGCCAACAACTTCCCCAAGACGGTTTGTAGCTCAAGCCTATCATTCCCACCAAGCGTAATCTCAACGAAGATCGCTCGACATACATCTGGATCAAGACCTCGCCCTGGAGCATGTGTGCGAATGACGCGGAAATCAATAAAAGACGGCATATTCGGCGCAGCCTTCATCTTGCGCGTTCGCAATTGAGCAAATGGGTGCCAGTCTTCACGATCTACTATTGCTTGCAAGAATGATGTAGCAAGCCCTAATAGACGCTTATTCCGCTCTTTCTTCTTCTCTGTCGCCATGTTTGTCTCCTTTTATGCCACTATACCGCTTTGTAAGCGCCTTCTTCTTGCCATACTATTTCAATGGAATCCATCCATCACCATGCAGCCGATCCATAGAAACCCTAACACCTTCACCAATAATCCTCTGTGCTTCTCCATTGATGTAAATAACGTCACCCACCTCATAATGCGTAGATGGATTCCACCCTGTCATAGATCTGCGGTTAGCGTGTCCATGACGCTTACACCATACGCAGAATAGATCCCAGTAGCGTTTCATGTCCCCTCCCTTACCATCCTGTTGTAATCATTCTCCACAACACACGCACCACCGCCGTTGTGATTACGAATATCACCATCCCCGTAAGGCAATAGAATTCCCATTGCCCAAATAGGAACAACATTTTGTATTTCTTGGGCATGTTCGCAAAGTGTTTTTTCTTGTCGTTTGTCCACCACACGTATTGAGCAAGGGCCGAAACCATGACAAACAAAGCAACACCCATGAATGCAAGGAGCTTACCTACTCCCTCCAGTATTTCTAACGAGGTCATGCTGTATCCCCCTCCTCTTGGACGATGGCAGGAGCGTCCCCGGAATCAATAAGCCCCTCATTCCTATCTTCATAAACTACTGGCAAAAACTCATCGGAATCGGTTAATGGAAAGTCTAGTAACGAGTATGAGCTTCTCATAAACGCCACAACAAAAGCGTATACTTCAGAAGCCACATCCATGTTTTCATACACAGCATAGCGGTACCGCTGGCCATCCGCCGTAATCAACGAAAGCCGCCAAATTTCCTTGTCTCCCGGTCTTCCCTTCCTTGGTAGCAACAACTGTGAAACGGAAACAACCGATCCATCTTGCGCTCTAATGTATTTCATAGTTCATCTCCCTCACTTTCTTTTCCCCCTCCCTCGTGGACTGAAAAACTGCATCCTCTCTGCATCCGATCCTTGGAATTTCTTGCCTGCAAAAACCGCGTAATTAAAGGCGTGTAGGAAGTGATCTGCCTTTGTGTTCACGTAGGAAATGTAAACCGTTCCATCGTTCCTCTTAATGTACTGGCGAGAGACCGCCCGGAAATGGGCCCAGAAATCTGTTGGAAGATTGTTTGGCACACCCTCAGTCTTTGTGTGAATAAGAGCCAGCGCCTCATCAAGCATAGGGGTCCGCAAACCAGTATAAACAGGAATACCCTTCACCTCCTTCCACTTCGGTTTTGTAGCCATTGGATTAGGGTTGTATTCAACCAGAGTCACTTTCCCGGGGAAGAGCTTCGCAAACTCAGCTGCCTTGGTCGTCTCGGGCCGAATATCCACACCACAATGCACAACATTGTAAGCTGCCATAAGACGTCCCATTTCGTCCCACGCTGAATCGCCAGCCAATGCACCCGCCCACAGAATGCCGCCATATGTCCTACGAATCACAACGTGTAGGAGGGTCCCTACATCAACACCCATCACGCTCTGTCGATCATAAGAAGGAACCATCGCACCCATTGAGGGCAATCCAGATACATCTGTAACCTGCGTTCCTGCTTCCGCCCATGGCAACCCCAGATTCAGGTTATAGAATGCCTGCATCTTCGTTGGGTCGCCTTGGATCCTATCCCATTTATTAAGCATTTCAATGGGGGTTGACCGTGGAGATGAGAAATGATCCATGTGGTAGGATGGATATGGACCTTTGGGCTTCTTGGGGATCCATATTCCACGCATCTTGTCTAGCTCATAATCATAGCCTGGATGCATTGGGGTATTGGGATGATTCCTGTTCGCGCTTTCTGGCCATCGAGGAACAACATATTCCTTGCTTCGGTCGCACCACAAGGCCCACTCTCCTTGCGTTCCACCAAGCCAATCAAGATGGATTCCGTGTTCTGGTATAGAGGGGTTCGAGAGCATGATCGTCCATTTGTGGATCATCCCCTCTTGACGACCATAGGACGCTTCAATTCCCCTTTCGTCCATAGGGTCTTTCTCGTCTTGGACAATAAGACCTGCTGAGAATTCTACGAGACTTCCTACTGATTTGGCCCCACGAAAGTGAAGGGCTTGCCCCCAACCTATCTTGAGACCAACACTGTCCACATCACTTTGTGAAAATCCTTCTTCGAGATATAGAGAATTCAGAATTGCTGTATCTACCCTTGCCTGAACAAACCTACCAAGCTGCTTGTCCGTCTGTAACATGTACAGGGCTGGCTCGCGCCGGGTGTCCATGAACCAAAACGTTGAGTTGAGCGCCCATTCCGTCCAACCCGTTTGTACGCATTTCATGACAGCAATTTTGCCGCCCGGAATGGGCAATTGAGCAACTTTAAGATGCGGTTCATGAAGATATCCTTGATACCTATCCCAATCGAAAATAGAATACGTAAATCCATCATCCATCACTCGGTATGCACGAGCCCACATATAGGGGTCTCCTCTCGCCGAGGGATCAACGAGCTTCTTCAACTGCTCTTTTGCCGAAACGTTGTTAGTTTTTGTCATGCTCCCTATGAGTTTACACCAGCAAGATACTCATGGACTGCCGCTCTAATCATGCTTCCAATCGTCGTTCTTATTCCGTGGCTTCCTTGCTCTTTTATTACGGCCTCGCAACGCTCAAGGTCTTCTGCGGGGAACGTAACTGTCAATCTCCGCGTTGGTTTCTTGCCTGGTCTCTTATTGTGGTCCATTTAGAACACGTCCTTGCGATTTTATTACTGCCATAGCCTCAAGGAAGGCTTCGTGAGCTTCACCGGCATCCTCTATCAGTTTCCCTTTGTACGTCATGCCTGTCTCGTCAATGCGCAGAATCTCTGTTCCATCAAACGCACAGAATCTCCAAGAGGGCAGAACTAGTTCATCGGAACTATCGTGGATCAGCTTCTCGCCTATCTCTCTCGCCATGTTTACTCCTTCGGTGGTAGACCCAAAGCCCTAAACCAACATTCCTAACAGATATCAATCAACAACGGGGAATCCTTTCCGAGCCTATCGCCATAGACACCTAATTGCTTCTTGAAAAATGCAAGAGCGGAATCACGATGTGCCGAAAGCTCAAATGACATCCCGATAAAAGCAGCCCCGGTTACAGGATCCACCATATTCTTCCCGCATATGGAACAATACCTTGGATCTTTGAAATTGCTCGAATAAACAGAGTTTACCGCCTTTCCCGTCATAGAATCTACTTTTCCATTTTTAGCCTCTGCCGGTCTACTTCTTTCTACCATGCTTATTGCCTCCTGTAAAGAGACGGCTCTACCCCACTGAAAGGATTTACGACCCCTCTCAGCAGATCAAGTTTGCCTTGTAAGAGATGCATCCACAGTCCCAGTTCTGGACCCAGCGGGAAGACCAAACTTCACAGCGGTTTTTCCATAGGCATACTCTGCCGCTGACTCTCTAGCCCAATCCTCCCCTTGCTGTAGATACACATTTTGGATTCTAGGCTTTCGTCTCCTCACGCTCGATGTATTGGAGAACGGCCTCAACCACCAAGTAGTTGACTGATCGTTCTCTCTTTGCCCCAATCTTAATGAGGCGTTCCACTATGTGCTCATCCTGCTTCAATTTTGGGATGTACACACTGAGCTTCGATGTATCTGGGTTCATGTTCATTCACCTCCTTCATGTTCGTGATTCAGTCGTTAAGTAACTCGTTTTGGATGCGCTCTCCTAAGACCTTTGCCTTCTGAACAGTTAAGTTCATCCACCGCCGACCATACAATAACTCAAGCAATGTCTCCAACTTTGTAATGCGGCTTTGCTGGAGCATTGTAGCTTCCTCTAAATCGCCAACCGAGGAGTTGGCAGCGTCAATTAGATCATCAATCTCGTTTTGTGTTTGCATATTCATCTTCCTTTTTCCTGCTGAGGGAGGGACGGGACTCGAACCCGCGATCCCCGGTGCCACAGACCAGTGCTACATGCCATCACAGCTACCCTCCCATTCATCCTACCATCAAAGCGGCTGGCCAGATTCCCGCCTAGTTCCGGCTCCCGACAGCGCTTGGACCCCTATGGTAGTAAAGTGGGGCCAAGATCATGTCCCGCCCAGTGCTACCACACTGCAACCGCTCTGAGGAGGAGACAGGAGTCGAACCTGCACGCCCGTTAGGGCACTCGGGCTCGGACCGAGGGCGATCCATTACGCTTTACTCCTCCATGCAATCGTACAACATGGCGGCCTCAACACTGGCAAAACAGAAAAGATGGTTGCCTTGAGGTGATAGCCGTTGAAGCCGCCAAGCTTTGATGTTCAATCATCTCCAGCACTCTTGTCTTTCTTGAATAGCTTCTCCGCAAAAGGAGATGGAGGTAATACGCGCAGATCCACTGGAATCCCAAGTGTTGCATAGGCCAAAGCAATTTGCGACAATCCATGCGCCCATGATTGAATTCCAGCAAGAAGCATCGGAGTACCCACCGCTGCCTGCATTGGCCTTTGCTGCAGAAGCGCATTCAATGCCTTGAGTGTTTCACTCCCCGCTAATGGGGTTGGAGAGTGTGCCTGCGCAGTCCTTAACAGCACAGTCAGTTCTTCTTGTAGTTCAGTAATGGTCATTTTCCTCCATGTGAGTCTTTTCTTCCGCCTTGCCCCTATCTCTGAAGGATTCTGCCTATTTCACCTTCAAATTCTCGCCAATCACATTCACGCATTCTCTTGTTGAATAGCCTTTCACAAGCACCGCTAGAATTCACCAATGCCTGTATCTGTCTATTCAGCTCAAAATAGGATGCCCGCAGTGAGATCCCGGCAAGCGTCGCTATTGCCTGAGACATAACCTCAATACCCACCCCTCCCGTATTCGTGCATCGGGCAGGCTCAACTACGAGCATAATCCCTCACCTGTATACCATTCTCATCGCAACATTCGAGGCGTGCCCGCGCTTCGCGTTTTGCCTCACGCTCTGCTGCTACCATCTCTCTCTTTTCTTGATCAAAGTCTGTGAAGACACGCCCTTCTGGATCCTCACGGTTATCCCATACCCCGCCTAACCGGATTCCACCACTTTCTTGATCAATGATTGCTTCCAACGCCAACCCCAAAGGATGGAAGAACAAGCGGTTTGCCTCTTGGAGATAACCTCGATCCCGAAACTCTTTGATGTCAATCCGCTTCACTGTCATCTACGGCCTCCTTCTATCTGTTATCGAATCTCGTAACCAGATATTTCTGCTCCATTCGACATCAGGATACCCACATGCACAAGCCCAAGCACAAACTTCCGCTTCGGGCCTGCCCCTGTTTCTACAACATCAAAATCAATGTCAGATATCTTGGCTCCGTTTTCTTTCTCCCATTCGCGAACAAGAGGCTCTACCGCTTTATGGATTGCGGATTCCAATTGGCCGCGTGCCTTAATCACATCCTCAACATATCTATCCATCTGGAGCCTCCTTTTCATGTTATCAGCAGTATAGCATAAACTCCGATGTGATGCAAGGCGGGGCTTACCCTCAAAGCAATCTATCCATCGGACACTCACTGTTAATGCGCTTCCGCGCCATTTCTACATATTCTCCGTTCAATTCGATCCCAATATAGCGGCGTCCCTCTTGCTTGGCAACAACACCAGTCGTCCCTGCTCCAAAAAATGGATCGAGGACAGTACAAGAAATGCTGTCCAGCGGTGCCCATAAATCCAACAACCGTTGCCGTTCTTGACGTATAGGCTTACATCGTCCCTCATAAGCTTCATCGCTTTCATCTTTCCCTTGGCGTGGATACTCAAGCCACTGATCAACCTGCGGATAGTGATTGCAAGTAGGCCGCCAGCCAAGCGTTTCCGAACCAACAGGCTCTTTATAGCTTTGCCCTTGCGAGCCTCTGCTGTGCCGCGCAGTCTGTTTATCACCGAACCAATGCTCGTGAATATGATATTTTGTTTCCACTACTCTTTCCCACGGCGCACCACACTCAGGACAACAACCCCTTTCGCTTGATCCAGCACGGATACAGGGCCGAATCAAATCGGGAGGGTATACGGCAAAGTGGGCCTCTTTGAACGGCCTTGTAGCAATCGTCCAGACATCGCGTTTGTTGCGCGAAGAGCCATTGTATTCTTTATTCCGGCCCAGCCGCTTCTGCGCCATGTGTCCAGGTTGAATCCCTTGCGATTGACGTGGCGCAAACGTTGCCCCCTTGCCTGTCTTCTTGGCCCGTCGTGTAAATCCCTGCCCATAAGGGGACTTTATTGATCCTGGCGAGTTTGGTATCCCATAAGCAGCCGATTCCTTAATTGCCCGTTGATCGTAGTAGTACTTTTTCGACTTTGCCAGCAGGAAGATGTGTTCGTGGGACTTTGTGGGGCGATCTGTTACACTTTCAGGCATCGGATTGGTTTTAACCCAAATGATCTCGCTTCTAAGGTACCACTCTTCTGCTTGAAGAGCAAAAGCTACACGCCAAGGAATGCCAACAAGGTCTTTGGGCTTGAGACCAGGTGCATATTTGCCTGATGCTCGATCCGCTGGGTTCATAGAATCTGCGCCGATTACATTCCTGCGCCTACATTCCCATCCCCCAGCGTAGTAACTATCACCAAGGTTAAGGAAAAGCGTCCCATCATCCCTTAGCACCCGCTTGACTTCCCTAAAGATCTCCACAAGCCTTTCTACATACTCTTCGGGTGTCTTCTCACAACCCAGTTCCATCTTCTTGTCGGAATGATCTTCCGGCAAATATGACCGCAATCCCCAGTAGGGCGGAGAAGTAACACAACAATGCACAGATTGATCAGGCATCCCGCGCAACACCCCTAAAGCATCACCACAGACAATCTGATTTTCTCCGTTCATTCATCCCTCCTCGCAGAGAGTATAGCATAATCTCTAATGTGGTGCAAGCGTTTCGAGGATGACGCGAAATTCACGAACTACCCCCCCACCCCCGGCGTCGTATAAGTGAATTGGGCCAAAAGGAATCTAACATACGCGCTTCTCCTTGCCCTCTTGCCCTCGATATTGCGTCACTCTCTCACCTTATCCTCATTTTATGTGATCTTACACCCTGCACGGGTCACCATAGAACAGCGTACCTATGCACGGTAGCTCGACAGTACGTCACACTCTACCTATTGTGTGACATTGCGCACCTGGACAAGTATCCGAATGCTATAGACACCACATACTAGTTAGTGATAGAATCCATGCGAGGTGGTACAGATGGCAAACACAATCGGCTCGACGCGTGCGGATGTCCTGCAGGCATTGAAAAACATCGTAAAAAGAGACTCCAGTAACTGCGTATGGAATCCCGTTCAGCTTGACGACGGACGGTTTTTCGATCTCATGCGTCTAAAAGTAGCAATCGGAACGTATTACAAGCGAGATGAACAATGATGGCAAAAACAACTCGCGTCACCCCTGTAAACGATACACAACAGGGCGTTATAACAGGTTTTCAAGGATCCTTCGGTAGTGGTATCGCTACTCTATCGGTAGACGGTGTACCTGTTTACTGTGAGAACGGGCCCACAGTGCAAGCGTTAAACGCTTGCTTTGGATGCATTGCTGATGGTCATACGGTAGACGTGTCCGCTCTCATAGGGCAAACAATCGCGTACACAACCGATGATCTAGGTATGCTGGAAAGCTTCGCGCCTGCAGGGGGTGATGAGCTATGATGAGCATAACAACGATTCAACGCATGGCAACTGAACAGGGAGACCTTGCAAGAGAACAGGGAAGGGAACCGCTACGCTTTCAATTTAACGACATCGGTATGTTCCCACCTTTCCCCTTTCCCTATCTCGGAGACTATATCCCCGAAGGTTACATCTCCCTGTTAGATGATGAAGGGGATCCCGTTACGCTTTTTTGTGATAGTACAGGATGGAGTAATGGTAATGAACCCGCCTTGTCAATCCCACAACTGAAGGAAAGGCTATACCGGCTACTCCTCTCGCATGGTCAAGTGACGCCAGAACATCATCATGCGCATCTCTATGGTGCTATTGTAGAGAGTGGAGAATGTCAGCTCATAGTTGCGCTATACACTAAGGATGGTGAGTGATGCTGAGACTCTATGCTGAGAACACACAAGCAGTACGCAAGATCGTTGACCGATCAATCCACAAGGGCCTTGACTGTACACGGTACAAGGGCAACGGATCCTATAAGGGAGAGAGCGAACGATCTCTCATAATTGAAACAACGGATGATAACTTACCCAAGATACGCTCACTCGCAACGTCAATCACCACTGACACCATGCAAGAAGCGGTGTTGTTAGTGCGCGTAGCATCAGAAGTACTGGATCCTATTTGTGGATAATGGAGGGATAGAATGCAAGCTCAGCAATTACCAACAGTCACCATCGACGGGAAAACATACTTCATAGATCTCCGGTTGTGTGAATTGCGTAACGTGAACAATCCACACGACAAAGCAACGGATACGATTGACGTATAATACACCCACAAGGGGGGTGATGCCTTGCAAAGCATCACCCCTTCTCCCTGGTCTCTCTCCCTGGTCTCTCTCCCTGGTCTCTCTCCCTGGTCAGGCGAAATGGGCGGAATCAGGCGGAATGGGCGAAACTAGGCGGAATCAGGCGGAATGACCGTTCCTTCGATGTCAATAGGCTCATTCTTATCAGCCGCCGCGCGGAGTGCCTTTTGTGCCCTTCTAGCCCGCCTTTCGATCTCTTGCGCCTGGTCAAGATCCTCCGGGATATAGGCGTCAGGCGAATCATTGCGGGCGAATATCGCGGTCGCCTTGCCTTCAAGCAAACGACGGTGTCGTCCCGTCTCCGTTAGCGTTCTCATACCCTCGTTGATCACCGCTGAAAGCTCTCTCCCGGTCAATGCCTTGAGACGCGCCTCGGCTTCTATATGCGCCTCGATCGGAGCCTCTGGGGGTGGGAAGAGCAGTTCGAGCGAACTCAAAACGACCTTTTGGAGACGAAATTCAAGCTGTTTGAAAGCCGTAACATCATCACCTCTATCTTGAGCAAGAATTGCAGCCAGTCTTTCTTCTGTTGTTTGTGAAAGGCGCACAAAGTGAGCTACTTGCTTGTCTAACCACTTGCCGCCAGACTTGCCATTCCCGTGGGCCTCAACTGTCCTTATCGTTATGCCAAACCTCCTAGCCGCATCGGACAAACTGACATTTGGCGTAGTAACAACCCATTTTTCAACGGCTTCCCAATCAATGCGACCTCTTTTTCTTGGCTTCCCGTTGATAGCTACGCCTTTTCTTGTCTGTATCTGCGTTTTGTTGGTGGACATGCCCCTATTTTATAAGCGCTAACTGCGCTCGTCAAGTAAATACGCCCTTGACAACTCTTAGATTTTGTGGTATGATCCATGCGAGGTGATAGATCATGATGCACAAAGTACAGACTGTACAAGCAAAACGCGGTTATGCACTTCCAGAGAATCAACTGGAAAACACCGTGCGGACGGTATCAGCAGATACCCTAGCCACAACCCAAAAAGCCATTACAGCAGCACGCAGGATGCTGGGCACACCCATTGCGCTACAAATAGGTGGAGACACCCTGGCGGTTTTGCCTTACGCCCTGGGGAGACTGGCAAACACATTCGACAAAGACACACCACTAGGCATTCTGCCGCGCCCTGATTCCTTGCTCGTTACCTGGAGCGGCGGCTACATGCGCCTCAAAGCCCTTGATATGCCAGCGCACGAGACGCCGCGTGTATTGGACTTCGATCAGTTGGCCACACTAGCAAGCACAGGAGACACCGGAACGGAGATCGCCGCTAGAATTCTCGGAGATAGCGTTGAAGAAGCCAAAGAGCGAAAGCAGTTAGAGAAGATTGACGAAACCTGGGATGAGTGTGTCCTGCGTGGCGGCAACCTATACGCTTGGGTACATGGTGAAAGCCCCCGGCATTATCGGTATATCGGCCGCGATGACACTGAAGCAAGGGCCGCCGCTGCATTCAAGAGCGCGGGGAAGCTACAGAAAGCAGCGAAAGCTTATGCAAAGCTAGGTGGGGATTATGCCAAAGAGATTCGTGATTTGTTGATACAGGCACAAGCAAAGGTCATCAATGCGGCGTTGGATCTTTCCCCTGACTTCGACGAATTGAAGAGCACGCAGACTAAATACACGGAGATGTTCGCGAGCCAAGAGGGGTTACCAGATGATGTTCTGGCCGCTATCAAGGAACAGCAACAAGCCGATGATATCTGGATGAACTCCATGGGTACCGGACAGGACGACGACACATTCAACACATACATGGAGGCAAAGGAAAAGGCCAAAGCCATATTCATCGCATGGTCGAAGGTGGACCCGTCTATGAAAGCCTGGGGCTACGACAAGCCAAACAGTGCGGCCACAGTCTCCACGCGCCTACAGGCGGCAATAGAGGCACAGGGGAGGCTGCAATCGGCCAAAGACACCCTAGAACATTTAGAGAGGCAGGTCTTTGCAGTTGATAACCTGAATCAGGCGCTTACAGTTCCGGGCAAGCTATTCCAAGCACCCCAAAAGGGGGCAACAGAATGAACACTCTACAAATCAGCATCGTGGCAGAACCGACACCAAGAGCAGGAGGGCCAAAGATCACTGAAGCATCTAGCGCGGCAAAGATGTTTGACACTGTCCGCGATATAAACCAAGAGGCGTTCGTGGTTGCTAGTCTTGATGGCCAGAACAAAGTTATAGGCAATCCTCGCGTAATCACACTAGGCTTGCTGAATTCCAATCAAGTGCACCCGCGCGAGGTGTTCGCGCCCGCTTTGATGGATCGAGCTGCAAGCATCATAGTGGCTCACAATCACCCCAGCGGCACGCTTGAAGCAAGCCCGGAAGATGTCGCACTCACTGACCGGCTTGCCCGCGCTGGTAAGCTTCTCGGGATCCCGTTGCTTGATCACATCATCATGACCCGTGATAGCCATCTGAGCATGAAGCAGGCAGGCTATCTGTAGGACACAATTCCCGCGCCAGTCCGGGCAAAGGCTGGTGAGGAGATCAAGATCATGACAGACACAAAACACACGCCGATACCGTGGGTAATCAGCAAAGTTGGCAATAACTATGACGAGTACATGATTTACGAGGAAGATGGCCCCGTTGTTGGGGGTCATACTGTTAGGGGCCATAACGTTTGCAACACGGTTTACGGTGAGGCTAACGCCGCCTTTATCGTGAAGGCGTGCAACGAATACGATGAGCATGTCAAGGCTATTAGTCTTGCCATCCGTACGATCAACGACACACTAAGGCACGGCACTACGGAAAGCGTGCTAGAAGAGCTGGTGAGCCAGATTCTACTTCCATCTATCCAACAGGAGGAATCGTGAATAAAGACCCGGAAAGCATATTCGGCCCAGTGGTATCGGTCTACACGCGAGAGCAAGCGATCGCCGATGGTGTACTTGTTGATGTTACTAAAACGGCGAAGGAGGCAGGTTTTACGGTCCCGGTAGCGGTAACGGATCACGTGTGGGGCGAAGTAATAACCCCACGCGACCAGCAACGCAGCACAGGCCAGAGTGAGGCCGGCAGGCTTTGGGATGTGCTGTCAGTGCTGCGCTATGCGGTGAAGGCTTCCCAAGAAGATGGAGCGTTGCTCCTCTTCAAGGTCTTGATGCAAGACGCATATCGCCACTACGTGCAATTGAAGTCAGAGATAGGCCCAGGAGACCACGGGGAGCCCGTTATTACAATCATGCTGCCAGGCGAAGACTAGCGCACCAATAAAGGCCCGCCGGGAGCCTATCCCGGCAAGGAGACAACATGGTGACTAACGGTTGGACTGAACTAGCAGAGAGGCACCGGGCGCTATTGAAGGCCGCGAAACAAGCACACCAAGACCTCGTGAGCACCGATGGCGGGGACTGGCAGATTGCCCAACTGACACTAGCGGAGGCGATCGCCGCCGAATCCAACATTCAGGGCAAATCTGATCGAATGAGAGGGGCAATGAATCCAGGCGAACAAGCGAAGCCGTCCCCAGGTGGGGGCAAATAGGCGAATTAACAACACACAACGGAGGTGAGCCAAGATGAAACGAGTATACCCAATCAGAAAGATCGAGCAGATCAACAGGATTAGGCGAAACCTGAAGAAGCCGAAGACCGCTGTTTTCTATGCGCTGTTCGTGATCGGCGTGAATACCAATCTGCGCGTGAGCGATCTTCTCAACCTTAGATGGAAGCAGTTGTGGGTGGAGGGAACGCACAAGTTCCGTGACAACATCTTCCTCGGCGAAAAGAAGACCAAGAAGACAAGGCGTATCAAGATCTCGGACAATATGCAGGAAGCCCTTCTCTATCTACTTGAGAACATCAGACCTCCTAAGCCCACAGACCCGATCTTCCGCAACAAGAAGACTAAGAAGGTCTACTCTCGTGAGTACATATCTAGGCGAATGGGCGTAGAGGGGCGAAAGGTAGGGATCCAAGATCCGATCGCTATCCACTCCCTGCGGAAGACCTGGGGCTACCACGCAGCCGTGACCTTCCATCAGCCGCTTGTCCTTGTCCAGGCAGCATTCAACCACGCCAGCGAGGGCGAAACGATGGGCTATCTGTCCATCAACGACGACGATCTCGAAGATGTATACGATGCAGTTGCACTATAAAGGAGGAATGATGGAAACGAAGTGGACAAAAGGACCATGGAGTGTCGATGGAAATGGAGACAACCTTACTGTGTTCATGCCAAGTATCAACGGGCATCCGCATCGCGCCATTGCCATCAGCAATGACATACCAACAGAGGAATATGTTGGTACTGGTGTAGCTATGATTGTTTGGCCAGAAGAAGACGATAGCCTGAAACTGCGCAAGGAAATGATAGCCAACGCCGATCTCATCTCAGCCGCACCAGAGCTGTATGAGGCACTGGAAAAGGCTCTCAAGACCATCGAGGACGACAATTTCTACCGACAAGAAGAGGATAAGGCTAAGGAGAAAGCCTTGTATCGCGCTGTCTTGGCCAAGGCCCGGGGCAAGAGCAAGAGCGAACCAATATAGAGTGAGGAAGGCAAGCAATGATAAAATGGGACCCCAAGCGAGTGGGCAAAGCATTGCGAAAAGCTCGTCTTGAACATGGGTGGAGCATGAACGCGATGGCGAACCGGACGGGCATCAAGAGCCAGACAATCAGCAGAATCGAGCGGGGGGTAATGCATCGCCCTCCGAAACAAGCGACACGGCAGAAGTTAGAAGCAGAGCTAGGGATCGATCTACTGATCCCTCAGAACACTTCGCGGACGATCAGCGTGTACATCCCGCCCGAGGAGATAGGCTACTTAGAAGAGGCCAGAAGCGCGTTCCCAGACAAGAACGCAAGCCAAGCGGTACTGGAGGCATTGAAAGCCTGGTCGGAACACCGAGCGATACTGGCGAAATGGAAGAAGGAGCACGACGTAAACTACAAGTATCAGATTGAGCGCATAGCAATGAAACACTATCTGCGAAACAAAAAGGCTGCATAAGCAGACACAGCAAAACAAGAACAAGGAGGTCAAAATGAACGAGAATCAAGCGGGATGGGTCATTGGGCTGCTGATAGTGGTCATTGGGCTGCTGTGTGGAGAGATCTGGGTTGCACTATTCGCGCCAAGCGAATTACAAACATGGAAATACACAATTGTGGCTCCCGATGACACCAATTTGAGAACAACGATGCGCGAAATGGGAAACAAAGGGTGGGAGATTAGCTTTGCCCGCCGCGTCTATGATTCATCAACCGAAACAGCCGTCTACGAGATGATATTCAAACAGCCAATGAAAGGAGAGTGAGAACAATGAAAGCACGAATTAGAGCAGGAGCATGGGTTGGGCAAGACTTCACACAAAAGCAGTGGCCAATTGAGGAAGGAACAGAACACCTGATCTTTGAGGCCGAGGACATTAGGGGCGGACGCTTCAGGTGTACTGCGCGTGGATTCGGCGAAAGGCCCCACTACGGCAACGGGGCGTTGTACGTTGAGCGGCGGGATCTGATCCCCATCACAAGACAGACGGCGGGCTGGTTCACTGACGATGAGGGGAAAGATCATCGGGTGAGCGACGTGATGGAAGAGCTGACCACATTGGAAGCAGGTTTTCGAGCAGCCTTGAAGCACATTGATCCCACAACAGCGATGTATGTAGCAGACCCAGTGCGGCGGGTCAGAGAACTCTCACTCAGCGCAGGGGACCGTGATGACATTGAGGCAATCCGAAAAGCGCTCGGGATGATGGAAACAAAGGGAGGCCCCAAGTATTGGATGAGGATAAAACTCGAAGGCAACAAACCCAGTCCAGCAGGGCGATAACACACACCAACATCACACAACACCCACAACGCACCATTTAAGCGACACACGGAAACAAGAGCACACAGCGGCAATGCGGGCAGGGACACAAGGGCCAAGGGAGGGATCACTGAGGCCCTTTTGTGTGACTGTCCGCAGGAGAGTAAAACACGATTGTGCTATCCCTATCATTGCTACTGCCACAGATAATGGGGCGGGCGAAGGTGGGCGAACGTTTTTGGCCTGAATCTGGTTGTTGAAGATCCACAAACTCAAGCATTGGACGAAGAAGAACAACAGGTGATCAAGATACCCGGATCTGGTTACAAGGCAAATCGACTGAGAGGGGTCGTAAATCCTCTCAGAGGGGCGGGGAGGGAGAAGGAGGGGAAGCGAGGGGTTCCAGTGGAGGGAAATAGGCGGAAATTTGATGTCAGGGGGATCTCAGCAAGGAGGCACCCCCGCGTTTTTTAGTGAAGCGCGGAGGTGCCATGATCAGAATGGTGGAGAAACGGTTGCTTAGTTAGCCACAGACGGACTGTAGTGAGTCTCCCCTGATGCGTCGGTTGGACTCGGGGGTGCGTCAGTTGGGGCCAGGCTCAACCTTGTCTCATTCAACCACTCAGAGGAAAGGATCGTTCCATCCTCCTTCAGCTTACCGGGATGGACAAGGTATTGAACGCAACCCGTCTTGTAGAAAACAACGCCAACCACCTTCCCTGTGAACCCAGAGTACTCATCTTGCACGGTATTGCCAAAGCCAAACTTTGCCATGAAATCCATCATAGACCTCCTTTTGGTCTTGTGTGTTATCTCAATCTGTTCCCGCAGTGGACGCGGCTTCTAGCAGCGGCAACCGCCATTCATCAACCATTTCTACGCCACGCACTACAGCATCATCCTTGTGGATCGGCATTTTGTAAATCAGCATCATGGACATTCTCTTGGTCTTGCAGATTAGCTTGTGCCCCTGGGTCAACCAGATCGTCCTTTTCACCATCGCTATTGGTCAAAGCCACAGTAGAAGACAGATTCTCCTTTTTCTTTCTTGCCTCGATTGTGGCCACCTCAATCAAATCGACTGGACTGGATGGCTTGATCGGAGTGCGGCAGTTGGGGCATTCAAACCGCTGTCGCATTTGCCCGCCACGACTACCGTTATGCACCTGTCCCATCTCATCACTGGCCAATTCCTTTACTTTGACCACTCGCGGATGAATTCCTATCCACCCACAAACCGCGCAACTGTACACATCAAGCTCAAGCTTCGTGTGTCCCATTTTCATCCTCCTCTAGCTCTTTCCGCAGCGTGTTGCTGATAGTGTTGAAGGCGTGCTTCGTGTAATCGCCAATCGGCGCTTTGAGCGCATCCTCCCATTTTCCATCAGGAGCATAATCAACGATTGCCGCTGCTGCTTCTTTCCTTATGAGCTTTGCCTTCTTCTGTTTCTCTGTCCAGAAATGGAAAGCCATAGCGCAATAGTCTTTCCCAAAGGACAGAACCCGATTCTTTTGCTCGATAGCAATTTCTTCCAAAGCCCCATCGCTGATTGGTCTGTCAGGAATCAAGATATGCACCACACAGCGCGGAATCACCAGCGAGAAGCCAGGCATTGGCCCCAGTGGAACCTCACGGATGTAAAGCCTCATAGCCTCATAGCGTTCAGTTGATCTATCAACTTCTCTGTTCTTCATCATGCCTCCTTCTCAAGTCACGCTCTTCGCCTGCGCAAAGAAAATCACAAATACCTTTCTCAGAACATCGTCGCCAATATGTGGATGAATCCGTCGCCAGAAAGCAAGGAAATCATCTAGGGAATCGTAGCCCAACGTCCAATACCACCTATGCGCTGCAGCATCAACCGACATCTTGGTTATTGATGTGATCACGCACAACAATCCGGTGCGGCCTGCATAAAAGCAATCGCCCACCCGCATCCCGGCCTTTTTCACGCGAACTGTGGCGCTAATCCTGCGATCTAGCAGCATCTGATACTGGTCTGGCAAAAACTCTAGGACTATCAACCTGCCAGCCATGATCCGCCTCCCTTCCTTCGCCTAAAACGGAACCCCTTCATGGTCTTCCGTTTCATCTTGTGGATCTTCGATATTCCGTTCTACTGGCTCATCCTCTACCTTCCCCGTAAACCGGCCGCCACCCATGATTGAGGCAATCATTGCAAAATTGTCACCCACATAAGCCTCGTAGGTCTCTTCACAGGCCGCCATCTCCTCATCACTTAGAAAACGATGAGAATCGAAAGTCATCTTAAAATATCTCCGAATACCTTCCCCTGCCCCTACGCCGCCCAGAGTAATCTCTGCCGAGAACAGATCCTTTCCCGATCTATTGAGTACAGTCATCATCCGGCTCGCAGCAGGTATTGACGTGCCACGGACACTGAAAATGAACGGCGTGCTTGGATTATCAGGCCGCACCGCCAGGAAATTCCAACTCACTGTACACTTTGGCGGTTGTCTTTTGCCTTCTTCGTCCTGGTTCCATTTCGCATACTGGCAATCCGCACACATTCTTGGCGGTATGTCATCCCTCCAGAACCCAGGTTGGATCCATGTGGGGGCATTGTCATCAGCAGAGCGGCAAAGCACATCTGAGCTATCTTCCTCGGGATCGAATAAGACGCGTGACTTGGACATAAAAAGCGGCACAATGGTCAATTGATCCGTTGCTTCAGTCTCGCCACCCAAGTTAAACTCAAAGACTCCTGTCTTACCATTCAACCGCACTCGCGGCAAAATTGCATCTTCAGGGCTGAAATTCTGAAACCCACGGCCACTTGCCCCGGGATGATAGATACCCGGAACCCCTGCCTGCCCTCTTTCTTCTACATCATCAGTCATGATAGCTCCTCTTTCTCTATATGTTCCGCAATCGCATCCTTGTATTCCTGCGGTAACGCATCA